CATGCTTGATACAATCTGATTCATTTTGACCTGGTGATGTCATTAAAAGCACCAACAGTTCTTTACATTTTTTTCCTTCAATGTTCAATCGTGAAACTGCTTTCGGTATGCTCCGTCAGGGTAACAACGGCGCAGAGATTCTTCGAATTCTCAATGCTATCACCGAAGACGAATCTGAGCGTCCTGAACCTACCCTAGAGGAAATCAGTTTCTGAAGAGAAGTCTTGTGCCAGTCGGGGGACTGTCCACCTTTCCCCCTTCTGCCCGCTGAATCCTGTATATTAAAAGAGTCGAAATCAAACGAACACTTTGACCAACACTTTCCAAAACCTGAACAACATCATCGACGAACTTCGTGCTAACGGTGTTGAACCTAAGGTTACGAAGTTGCCCACTAAGAAAGCACGAAAGCAGGATCTGGTGTTCACTTCGGGTCACAGAACCACTGGGGTTCGTGTTGCTGGGGTTAAACTTCGCGGCGGCAATGGTCACAACGCTGGGGGGAAAGTTGGTTGATTGAATAACACTTAAGGGGCGCACGGTTAGTGTTATCGTGCGTGCCCTTATTTGACCAGTGTCGTGAAATCGCAGTTATTATGATTGCGGGGCGTGCGTGTCGGCGGGCGATGCGGTTATAAAAAACGCTAACTACCCTAACCTACAACGAACCGAAAACGCGAGAGTGATTCCTTGCTCTAAAAAAATTTCCCCAGGTATTCAATGACTCCCAAAACCCCGCCCAAGAATCAAGACGCCCGTAAACCCTTAGTAATAGTTCTCATAACTCTTATAATTTTTGTGATCTCGATTATTGCGGCGGGGTATTATCACGGGCACATGAATATCTCGGCAGTATTAAAAAATCTCTGAAAAATTTCTGAGAAAAATTTTTGGGTCGCAAGACCTTTTGATCTGCACAAAACTCGTAGTCATTCAGTGATTACTTGTATAAGTATAAGAGTTACTCTGATAGACTACGATAATATTGCAAAAAAATTATGATTTTATTACTTACAATCTTAGGACTCGGGGTTTTCCTTCTCAAGACACCTCTGCGTATTTTCTGCAGATTCTTTGGGTGGATCCTTGTCGGTTATACGGCGCTTCTGGTTCTCAAACTTCTGACTTGAACTTCTGGTTTTGAGAGTCATAAATAGGTGCAGGTGAAAACCAATACCACACTTTATGGCATATCGAATCTTAGCAGAGACGACGGGCGTGATCTTCTGTGATAATATCCCGACACGGGAAGAGGCAGAGCGGCACATGATGTCCATTAACGGCATCATTAGTTTGACTGGTATTCACACGGACTATAAGGTAGAAGATTTTAAAATCGAGAAAGTTGATCAATAACTGTCTTGACATTTTATTTTTCCTGATCTAAACTTGAACTGAACAAAAGGTAAACAACACATGGCAAAAGGATTTGTAGTCAAAGCAAATGCGCCTTCGAGCGGCGCAAAAGCTCCTGAATGGGATTATGACAAAATTAAAGAGCGTTGGAGGGGCAAGAAGATTGTCTTCTGTCTCCCTGGTCGTGGATGCTCGTATACATTCCTGAAGAACTTTGTTCAAATGTCGTTTGACTTGGTTCAGAATGGAATGAGCATTCAGATTAGTCAGGACTACTCATCCATGGTTAACTTTGCACGTTGTAAGGTTCTGGGTGCGAACGTTCTGCGTGGACCCAATCAGGTGCCCTGGGATGGCAAACTGGATTATGATTACCAACTGTGGATCGATAACGACATCGTATTCAACACTGAAAAGTTCTGGCAACTTGCTGACCTTGCAATGCCCGAAGGTGGTGATGAGCGTGAGATTGCTGCTGGTTGGTACATGACTGAAGATGGTCGTACTACCTCTGTGGCACACTGGTTGGAGGAAGAGGAGTTCCGTAAGAACGGTGGTGTGATGAACCACGAGACTGGTGAATCCATGAGCAAGCGTAAGCAACCCTTTACTGTTGACTACACTGGATTTGGTTGGGTCATGATTAAGAAGGGTGTGTTTGAGCGTATGGAGTATCCCTGGTTTGCTCCTAAGATGCAGCAGTTTGAATCTGGTGCAGTCCAAGATATGTGCGGTGAAGACGTATCATTCTGTCTCGATGCTAAGGAACTTGGTATTGAGACCTGGTGTGACCCTCGCATCCGTGTTGGTCACGAAAAGACTCGCGTTATTTGATTTAATAGGAGAACTAAATTATGGCAAAAATGAAGAAGTCCCTGATGGGCAGTCAGATGATTGAGTCTAAACCCAAGAAGACTCGTCAGGGATCGGGACAACATACCAAGTATGCTGCTTCCAGTCGAAATGCGAAGACCAAACGTTATCGCGGTCAAGGTCGCGGTTGATATAAGGACTCTCCTTCGGGAGGGTCTTTTTTATTATAAATTACTGTAGTTGATCGGTTTATCATGCCCGCACTAATTTGCAATCTCCCATCCGTTGAAGTATGGGTTCGAAAAGAGTATTTGACTGATCATCAATTTGGACATGGTGAGTTTGAGAAGGGCGTATGGGTATCTGCAAAGAGCATTCCAGGTCGTGCGTTTTACTTTGAGACATACTTACCAGAGTATGCTGCAATGTATGATAAATTGCCAATTTCAGCATTCGTTGCACGACCAGAGACACCTTCTCCCGATTTAAATCTGCCAAATTTACAGTTTTGGAACTGTATGGATTATGGAGTTGTTGCGGTACAGAAACAATTCGTTGGATCAATGGATTATGAGTGCTATACTCGTGATCATGGTATTCAAAAGGGTACATATGTTTGTACTTTAGACAATTACCATCAAGATCCAGATGTTGTTGACTATGCAACCAGCGAAAATCCTGCTGAGCATAAATCTCACAATTTGATTGAGTTGGACAACGGTCAATTTGCATTATATCCAAATAATCGAATCCGTATCTTTGATAATAGTCTTACACCTGCAGAACCTAAGAAACCAGACTTTAAAGTATCTACTATAGAGTACTCTGTAGAGAATGGTTTTGATAGACTCGGTATGGGACGTGAGGACGAGTATTTTTGGAAAACATCTAAAGAGCGGGATAGCAACCCCGAAAAAAGTTCTGTTAACCAAACAGAGGACCAAACAGATGGCAATGCACCCAGATCCTGATAGAGATAAGGAGTACATGTATAAAATGTGGGGAACAACAAATTTGATTACTGATTACTGGTCAGGCAACTTACAAAAAGAAGAGAAGCAAGAATTAAGAGAGGTTGTAGGTGACGATTTGACAAAAGAGAATAGATTGAAGAAACAAAACGATTTACATGCTCAAATTCGCAATGATCCCGATTATGATGATTGGGAATATGGTACAGAACCACTTTACGAATAAAAACTATAATCTACCTTAATAAATAAGGCAGAACGAGTCTCCATCTCTTATCCATGCCTGTTGAGGTCGCCCAACGTACATCTATCGGATTTAAGGACATTAGTATGTCCTTTCAGGAGAATCCGCTGACGAACGACCTCATTCCATTGAAAAATGAGAATGCGATTGCTCAGTCGATTAAAAATTTGGTTTTAACGACTCCAGGTGAAAGATTCTTCAATCCTGAACTTGGATCTGGAATCTATGAGTCACTTTTTGAACAAATTGACGTTATTTCCGCAACACAAATTAAAACATCGGCTGAGAATACAATCAACACGTATGAACCAAGAGTAAAACTCATTGATGTCACGGTTGATCCAAGACCTGATGATAATGCCTTTGATATGACAGTCAATTACGAAATTGTTGGTATTGATGCACCAGCACAATCTCTGTCATTTCCATTAACCAAAATAAGGTAGATATAAATGCCTCTAGTTAAGTTCGCTAACTTAGATTTTGATCAAATAAAACAATCCATTAAGGATTATATCAAATCTAACTCAAATTTTACCGATTATGACTTTGAGGGATCAAATCTCTCGGTCATTATCGACACGCTTGCGTATAATACGTATCTAACGTCATTTAATGCGAACATGCTCAGCAATGAGGTGTTCATTGATAGTGCTACGTTGAGAGAAAACGTAGTTTCTCTTGCAAAAAACATTGGATATCTACCAAGATCACGAAGATCTGCAAAAGCAAATATATCTTTCTTTGTTGATGTTACCGCATTGCCATCTTCACCCCTTACTTTGACTCTAAAAGCGGGTGTTGTTGCAACTTCATCGCAAAAATTTGGAAATGAGTCGTTTGTATTCACAATTCCAGCAGATATTACCGTCCCAGTGGTAAATGGAGTTGCAACTTTCGACAATATTACGATTTATGAGGGAAATTATGTTACTGAAGCGTTTACTGTTGACGTAAATATCCCAAATCAAAAGTTTGAACTTGGAAATCCCAACATTGATACGTCAAATCTTGACGTAAAAGTTTATCCAACGTCTCAAAGTAACTCATTTGTCAAGTACACTCAGAAAAATGACCTGTTTCAGGTCACTTCAACGTCAAATGTTTACTTCTTACAAGAAATTGCAGGCGAAAGATACGAACTTTTCTTTGGAGATGGAGTTTTTGGTAGAAAATTAGATAATAACAACTACATTACCGTCAGTTACACTGTCTCAAATGGCGAAAACGGCAATGATGTCTCATCTTTCAGTTATGCTGGACGTATTTTAGACAATAATGCAACTGTTATAACGTCTGACATCTCTGCATTGACCACGAATTCTCCATCTTCGGGTGGACAAGAGATCGAATCGGTTGATTCCATCAGAAAATTTGCTCCAAAAAGTTACGCCGCGGCCGACAGAGCAGTTACAGCGATGGATTATGAGGCAATTATCCCCCAAATCTATGGAGAAGTTGAATCAATCTCTGCTTTTGGTGGTGAAGTACTAAATCCACCACAATATGGACGTATTTTTATATCAATTAAACCAGTTAATGGTCAATATTTGTCTAACTCGGTCAAAGAAAACCTAATTGATCAACTTAGGAAGTATCAAATCTCTGGAATTCGTCCAATTATCCTTGATACGAAGTATACTTACGTTGAATTTAATACAACTGCATATTATGATCCATCTCTTGCACCAAATGCAGCATTTGTAAAGGCAGCAATTACAAAAAATATAGAGGATTATGCAGATTCTACAGAATTGAATAAATATGGTGCCAAATTTAGATATAGTAAGTTTACGAAGGTCGTTGATGACTCGGATGACTCAATTACCTCAAATATTACATCTATTGAAATGAGAAGAGACTTAGCACCCGTGCTGAGGTCTTTTGCTGAGTATGAGATTTGCTTTGGTAACTCATTCTGTGTTGATCCAACTGGATATAACATCAAAACTTCGGGATTTACTGTAACTGGTATCTCAGATACGGTTTATTTCTCAGATATGCCAAATGCAGATTTAAAGACTGGTTCAATCTTCTTGTTTAAGGTTGATACCACCACTGAAGCAGTTATTTTGCTTAAAAATATTGGAACTGTTGATTATGTTAAGGGTGAAGTTAAACTTAACCCAATCAAGATTCAATCAACATCAAAAACTAACGCTGAAGGACCAATTATTGAGGTCTCGGTTGAGCCTTCTTCCAATGATGTCATCGGAAAAGAGGAGTTATATCTGCAACTAGATATTAATAATAGCACAATCAATATGTTAGCTGACAACATAGCGTCTGGTGCAGATATTTCTGGATCAAACTTTGTTGCAACAGCAAGTTGTGGAAAAACTGGCAGACTTATCAGAAACTAAAAATAAATCATGGTCAATCAAAGGGTCAAAATCAGCACGGTCGTCGAGAGCCAGCTGCCTTCCTGGGTAAGAGACAATTATCCTCTTGCTTCAGAGTTTCTAGAAAGTTATTACAAGTCACAAGACTCCCAAAGTCTTCCAGCGAACATTGTTAATAATATTGACCAATATGTAAAGGTTGACAATCTTACTAACCTAGTCACACAAGCGTCTCTGGGCAGTTCTATTTCGTTTTTCGATACAACTATCAGGACTGACTCCACAGAGGGATTCCCAAGTCAATACGGGGTCATACAGATTGACTCTGAGATCATCACATACACTGGTATTACTACAAATTCCTTTACTGGTTGCGTAAGAGGATTTAGTGGCATCACTTCTTATAGGGCACCCAATCAACCAGATGAACTTGTTTTTTCTAGCACGGATACTGCAGAACATGCAAGTGGATCAACAATTAAAAACTTGAGTATTCTATTCTTACAAGAGTTTCTCAAAAAACTCAAGAAGCAAATACTTCCAGGATTTGAGGATAGAAAGTTATATTCTGATTTGGACCAAAAACTCTTCATTAAAGAAGCAGATAGTTTTTATGTCTCCAAAGGCACGGAGCAATCCTATGAAATTCTGTTCCGCGCTCTTTATGGCAAAGATGTTGAGTTAATCAGACCTAGTGATTATCTATTCATTCCATCAGATGCTCGTTATCAACTTGTAAACAATTTAGTTGTTGAAGCAGTTGATGGTGATCCTGAACTTTTGTTCAATAAAACTCTCTTCCAGGATGCTGATCAATATAATAAGAGAGCGAGTGGTTCAATTAGTAAAGTTGAGAAGATTATACGTGGAGAAAAGACATATTACACGATTAGTCTAGACTCAGACTATGATAAGGATATCGATGTAGCAGGTGGTTCTATCAAAGGTACTTTTGTTGTAAATCCTAAGACTGAACTGCTTAATAGTGTCTCCATTGGAGCAACTGTTCTTGATGTTGACTCAACTGTTGGATTTGCGGCAACTGGTGAGTTGGTTGCATCTCTCCCTAACGGAACTTCCCAGACATTACAATACCTTTCAAAGTCATCTAACCAATTTTTTGATGTTACTGGTGTAACTCAGGCAATGTCTGATGACCAGGAACTGCGTCAAAACTTTGTTGCCTATGGATATACCTCTTCTGCCCAGGTAGACCCCGTACAGGTCCGTATAGGCGCTGTTCTACAAGATTTAGTAATCCCCCAAGATACCTATTATGTTGATAAGGGAGACAAAATCCAAATCAAGACTTTAGGTGATACTGATCAAAGCAAAAAGACAACAATTTGGCAATATAATCATAAAACAACATTTACAGTTGAAAGTATTACTGCTCAATCAGCAGCATTAACTTACGATGTAAAAACATATGATGATAATGGCATTGTACTTGGAGACACTGTAACTCTTACAGATAATACATCGACTAGCACAACTTTTGTAGTTCAACAAGTAAAAACACCAGATACCTTTGTAGTTTCTGGTTCATCATTAGATCCAACCAAGTTTTATACTATAACCAGGAGTCTGACAAAGGGTAATTCATCATCTTACCCATATATCTCCAATTTTATTACTAACGTTCAAAATACATATTTGAATAATGATGACGTTTATGTTGCATCAAACTCAATTCCTTATTATCCAAATCAGACTCTTATTCCAGAAAATTACACAGTTACTTTCTCTGGAACTTTCTCTGGTGAGGAGTTAAACATTGGTTCACACCCATTTATAACTGGAGATGCCGTAAACCTGATTGGTAGCGGACTATCCTTATCTGAAGGAGTATATTTTGTCAAAGTCATCAGCAACAGTGTAATTAAACTTGCTGCAAGTAGACCAAATATCTCAACAAACAACTTCTTTACTGTAACTGGCACGATTACTAACGGAAAGTTAGTTAAGTTTGGATATAAAGGAAAGTCCTTGCAACCACAGGGTTTATTGAGAAAAATCTCCGACCCAATTGATGATGGCACGATTGTTGATATTAAAACAACACCTGTTGGTATGTTTGTCAATGGTGTTGAGGTTGGAAGTTACAAGAGCGAAGATATTGTCAACTTTGGTAGTATCAATGATGTTGAAGTTATTGCTGAAGGTGATGGATATGATATCATTAACCCACCAGTTCTAAGTATTACTGATAGTGTTGGAAGTGCAGCAGCTGGTAATGTGTCCGTTAAAGGTGGACTTGAAAGAATTGAAATTATTGATCCAGGTTCCGATTATTTGGAAGTTCCAGTTGTAACAATCACTGGTGGTAATGGAACTGGAGCAAAGGCAGAGGCAACTCTTGCAAACTTTATCCACGAGGTTACATTTAACTCGATTGCATCAGCAAACCAAGTTGACCTACCCCTCAATACTATTGCAATTGGATCACCACACAAATTTAGAGATGGTGAGCACGTATTCTACGAAACAAATGGACTAACTCCAATTGGCGGTTTGGAGAGTAACTCTGAGTATTATGTTGGTGTTGTTGATGCTTACAGAGTCAAACTCTATAAGACACAAGTTGACGCGGTAACTGGTAAAAATGTTATTGACCTGACATCATTTGGTATTGGTGGACATACTCTCAGAACTGTTAACTATAGAAAGAAAGTAGGTTCTATTAGAGTAATTGATAGTGGTAAAAATTATGAAAATAAATTGAGACGAGTTGCACCAACTGGTATTAACACCGCTAGCAACTTGATCAATATCCGCAATCATGGATATAAGAGTGGGGATATAATCACATATAACACCAGTGGAAATGAGATTTTGGGTCTCTCCACAGCACAGTCTTACTATGTCACTGCATATGATAATAACCAGTTCTATCTGTCTCAAGTTGGTATTGGATCAACTACCAGAGCACAGTATTACAATGCAAGAGAATACGTAGACCTCAGATCACGGGGTAGTGGAACTCACTCATTTAACTATGAACCAATTAAAGTAAAAATCAAAGGTATTGTCGGACTTACAACCGTCACCACGACTGAGAGTATTATCGTTGACTCTAGAACTATTCGTTCGGGAATTGTTACTGAGATTGCAACTGCAGGACAAACTGATTTTACTTTTGGATATCCTGTAAGACCAAGCAATCCACAACTGCTTGATGTCTTCATGGATGGTGTCAGGTTGAATAGTGTTGACTATGATGCCACATCAGGCACTCAGATAGTCCTACAATCCCCTGCAAACGGCACAGAGATAGTGGAGATGGTAAGTTATGCCTCCACTGTTAGAACGCAATATACAGAGGTTACAGCGGGTGCTGGACAAACTAACTTCCCATTCATATATTCTCCAGGAAACTTAGATGTCCTGTTAAATGGTGTAAAACTACCAGCAAGAGATTATGAGTCTGACACTGGAACTGCGGTTATCTTAGACCAAGGAGCAACTGCTGGAGATACAGTTGAACTGATTGGTTATCCTGATGTCATTAGAAAGGAAGCAACTTTCACTGCACAGGATGGCCAAACTAAATTTACCTTCCCACATCAAACTGAGTACAGTCTCATTGATGTGTATCTCAATGGTATCAAATTGCCAGTTGAAGATTATGATGCTTCTAATCAATCATTTGTTGAGATTTTAGTTCCAGTTTTTGCTAATGACATTGTATATCTTTCATATTTTGTCTTAAGCGAACTTGTTTATCTTGGTTCAGATTTTAATGCGTCAATACAACCAATCTTCAGAGGAAGTATTGAAACCGTTGGTCTTTCAAACAATGGTACAAACTATGGTTCTGATTCAATTGTAAATTACAATAGACAACCATTGTTTACTTTGAACAGTGGCAAGAATGCAGAACTTATTCCAATCATTGACCAAACAACAGGTGGCATTCAAGACGTAGTAATCAAGAACTCTGGTTCTGGATATAACGCTCCACCCAACCTTGTAATCTCTGGCGATGGTCTCGGAGCGATTTTTACTCCAATTGTTAAGAATGGAGTCCTGAGTGAGATTATTGTTATTAGTCCAGGACGTGGATACAAATCATCAAATACAACTGTAAGAGTTGTTGCTGCTGGACTTGGTGCAAAATTTGAGGCAAATATTAAGTCTTGGACCTTGAATGAAGTTCAGAGACTCATAGAAAGAGAGAAGATATCTGCAGATGATGGAGTCCTGTATAACCAAACGTCTGGATCCCTTGAATACACGCACCTTTATGCACCAAGACAACTTAGAAAACAAGTTTATGGAACTAGGTTTGTAAATGGTATTGAGACATTTTTACCAGATATTACATTTGATAATACAGGTAAAGAAATTGATAGCACAAATCACTCTCCTATAATTGGTTGGGCATATGATGGCAATCCAATCTATGGACCATATGGATATGACACTCCATCTGGCGGAGTTGTTAGAAGAATGGTCTCTGGATATACACAAGACTTAAAGACTGGAAGACCAGCAGTATCTAAGTTCCCATTTGGAATGTTTGTTGAGGATTATATCTTTGACAACTCAGGAGACTTGGATGAACATAATGGTAGATTCTGCGTAACTCCAGAGTTTCCAAATGGTGTCTATGCGTACTTCATGACAGTCTCTGACACCTATGCTCAGTCTGGTCCATTTAAAAACTTTAAGACTCCAGTATTTCCATATGTTGTAGGACAGTCATTTAAGTCCACACCAATTGATTTTAATTTCCTTAATACATCAAATCAAAATACTATCAATATTAACTCAAGTGGTTGGTTTAGAAATACTGAACCATACAAACTTGAATCAGACTTTGCCTCATATCAATATTTGTTTAATCCAAACAGTGTAAGAAAACAAACATCGGTTGTAAAATATTCTCAACCAGGTGGATTGGATAATATTGATATCTACAATTCTGGAGATGGATTTAAAGTAGGCGATAGTATCAATTTTACTGGAGGAACTGGTAGAGGTGCTTTTGGTAAGATATCAAGAATTGTAGGTAAGACTATCACTAGTATTGCCAACTCAACAACGTATGTTGAAAGTATTGAATTTGTACCTTTAGACAACACTGGAAGATTTGTTGGTGTTGCTCCAGAACCACACAATTTGGTCAATCTTGACTTTGTTTCAGTTACTGGATTATCAACATTTAGAACTGATTTAAGACAAAATCTACAAATCAGATTACCAGATGCACCACTATCACTGACTGCAGACATCTCTACTGCGAATGTCACAGGTTTTGTTACACATTTCTCTCTTGCAAGCATCCCTCAGCATCCATTTATTCTTGAAAATGATATTCTGACCGTTGACGATGAACAAGTAAAAGTTCTCAATGTTGATCGCTCCAAGTCCAGAATTCGTGTTCTAAGAGCACAAAACTCAACTGCTGGTGTTGCACATACTGTTGCATCACCAATTGCACAAAAATCAAGAAGAGTTCAAGTCTCTACAAACTACAAGAAGTCAGATTCATCTCGTCTTGATAGACAACTTTACTTTGAACCTGAGATTACTGTTGGTCTTGGTGCAACTTGGGGTGTGGGCATTACCTCAACTCTATTCCTAGACCAAGTTAATCATCAGTCACCCGTTAGTTTTGATACTGGAAACACTACAATTCTGTACTTCCAGACACCACAAAATATCTCTAAGTTTATTGGTGGTGGATATGTCTCAATCACAAATCCAACATCTCCAGGATTTGCTGTTAAAAATGCTAAAGTCCTCTCTGTAGGTTCTACATCTATCACAGTTGACTTTGACACATCTTCCCTTGTTGGTGCAGGAGTCACTGGATACTTAAATGGTGTCGTAACTCAAGAGATTCCAACAAGAAGTCTCTATATTGAGAATCATGGATTGGCAACTGGCGATAAAGTACTTTACAACTCAAACGGTGGTACAGCACTTGTTGTAAAGAGAGATACTGCAGCAGACACTTCTTTAACTCAGAATCAAGAACTCTTTGTTAAGAGGGTTGATAATAACATTGTATCTTTTGCTCAAACTGCATCAGACTTAAATCTGGATAAAGGTATATTACAGTTTATTGGCATTGGCACTGGTGTATATCACAGTTTTAAGACAGTCAGATCTGATGTCATTATTGGACAGATTGAAAAAAATAACGTTACCGTATCTACAGCATCTACACACGGTTTATCACTGAGAGATAATATCAATATTGACATTAACGTCGGGGTTGCTCAGACATTTAAGGTTGTATATAACGACTACAATCGTAGAACGCTCATCAATCCAAGAACATTTACTGTGGGTGATGTTGTTGTTGCTAGAGATACTATTAGAATTGATAGACATAAGTTCTACAATGGGCAAAAAGTCATCTTCACTGGAACAACAGGTCAATTAGTTGATGATCAGATCTATTATGTTGTTGTATTTGACAATAATAATATTAGATTATCTAATACTTACTTTGATGCAACAAAATCTCTGCCTATCTTTATTAATTTTACCGCAACATTTGGAGGAACAATTGCGCCAGTAAATCCAGAGATTGACTATTGCCCAAATCAAAAAGTTATATTTGACCTATCTGACTCATCTTTAGCATATACTTCACCCTCTGGTGCAGTTGAGTCATCATTCAATTTTGATCTGTATACAGATAAAACTCTCACAAATCCATATGTGACATCTGAAGATCTTGGTGCATTTAATGTGACTAAAACTGGTGTAATTGGTATTGACGCAAATGCAAAATTAGAATTTGAGACAACATCATCCACTCCAGGACAATTATTCTATGCTCTGACTCCAGTTCCTGGTGGTAGTGGTCCAAACAAAAATACCATCATCCAAGACGATGATAAGATTACAAATCCAAATACTCTCTTAAGAGTAACAACTCCATATACTGGTGATCATGTTGTAACTTCAATTGGAGCAACTACATTCACTTACACAATTGGAAGTAGACCAAGATTTGCATCACAAACTCCAGATCAGTCTGTGATGAGTTATGATACAACGTCTGTTACAGCAATTGGTGGAATATCATCAATTAGAGTAACCTCTGGCAGTGGTTATATGTCTCTCCCTGAAATTAGCAATATTGTATCTGCTGCAGGAACAGAAGCAATCCTTAATGGTGTTAGCACCAGTATTGGTAAACTCAAGACTGTAGATATCCAAGACATTGGATTTGATTATCCATCTGATAATAGCGTAAGACCAACTGTAAGAATCTCCAACATCCTTGACGTTGGTAGATACTCATCGTTTGGTAGAATTGGCATCTCAAGTGCTGGAGAGGGATATACAAATCCAGCGGACTTGATTGTTCTTGATAGTATCACCAAGAATCAACTCACTGATGTTAGACTCTCATATAAATTGGGAGATACTGAGGTTAGAATTGAAGAGAATACTAGAGACCTTTATGATGTAGAACCAATTATTATTCCAACAAATAACTCAAATGGAGTTGGAATCAATACAATCAAATATAACTCATCGAATAGCGAAGTAACTGCAGTATTGGTTGGTTCATTTGCCACCGTTGGAGGATTCCCAATCAATGTTGGAGATAAGATATTTGTTGAAGGTTCTACAGTACTCGGGACAAATGTCAAAGGATTTAACTCCAAAGATTATAACTATGCATTCTTTACTGTTACTGCCATCGATCCAAAGTATGGTGGCGTAAATGCTGAGGTCAAATATAATCTTGGCGATTATCTGAAGACTGGAGATACTGTTGGTACATTTGATCCCATCAACTCCTCTGCAAGGATAGTCACTCAAAAGTCTATGCCAATATTTAATGTTACATTGAAGCAAAATCAATTCTTGATTGGAGAAACCATTAAGTCTGATAGTGGAGCAACTGGTATTATTGACAGATGGAATCCTGTTGCAAGTCATCTAAACGTAATTAATCCAACTGGATCATTTGTTGTTGGAGAAGACATAGAAGGGCAAACATCGGGAACTCGTGCAATCCTTTCAAATAATATTGCATTTGAGAGTTCATATAATCTTGGATCTTCATCTAAGGTTGAGCAAGGTTGGAAGAGATTTACTGGATTCTTAAACAACGATCTCTCAAGAGTTGAGGATAGTGACTATTATCAGTACTTCTCTTATGAGTTAAAGTCCGAAGTGTCACTTGAAAAGTGGGATGAACCTGTACAAAGTCTCAATCACCCTGCTGGATGGAAGAAGTTTAGTAACTTGTTGATGTTCAGCAAAGACAATACTAATACTGGTATTACAACTGACCAAGATGGTGGAACAGTAACATCAGTTGTTGACATCATCAGAGAGGTTGACACCAACTGTTATTTTGACTGGGATCTTGCATCAGAAAATAATCTTATTATCAATGGAACTATCTCATCTGATGAGATTATCTTTAATAGTCAACTGATTCAAAATTACTTTGAGTCTATTGGCAATAGAGTTCTCAGTATTGATGATATTGGTGATCAATTCAAGAGTGACGCAAGAGTAGATCCATTCTCTGACGTAGACACCTATCCACTTACTGATAGATCAAGAAAGTACATTACATACGTTAAAGATAGACGATTTACAAACGAAAGACAATTGATGATGGTCTCTGTCCTTCAAAATGAGTCTCAGGGATTCTTGAATCAGTATGGAAGAGTTGAGACTTTATCTGACCTAGGATCATTTGACTTTACAATCACTAACAGAGAAGGAGTACTTAGATTCTATCCAGTTAAGACTGCTGTTAATAACTATGATGTTAGTTTGGCATCATATGCTAACAATGACGTTTTGGCAGGTATTGGTAGCACTATCGTAGGATCTGTTGCTGACATCTATACCTCACAAACTGCAATCACTACTGGTATTGCAACTTTCCCTGTTGTAAGCATTGCTAAGACATACAGTGGAGCAAAGGTTATTGTATCTGCATCATCTACAGATAACTTCCATCAATTTGATGAGATTACACTACTGAGAGATAATGCTAGAAACGTTGGAATGTCTGAGTACGGCAATTTAACCGATTTGAATCTGGTTGCCACATCTACAGTGGGACTTGGAACTTATGATGCAACCATACCAAATAAAGTTGTAGCAACTATTAGCACCTCAAGATATGCCAACTTCTCTGGTATCATCACATCAACTGGTGGATCTGGATCTGGTCCTTTTGGTGGATTTAATATTGGAGACCATACTCGATTTACTGGAGATGGACAAAGACAACTGACACTTGGACCCATTGATGCAAGAACATTTGATGATGTTAATGTTTACGCGATTGTTGGTAATGACAGTAATGGTGGCGAGGCACCAGAAGTAACAGATGGCATTAGTCTAAGATACAGCATTGATGGTGGTTCAAATTATGTAAATACTGGAATCATTGTTCCATACAACGGCGCAGGTGGTTTAACTACGCACACAAAACTCATCCCAGATGCAGCAAAAACTGCATCAACACTGTTTAGATTCCAACAGAATGCAAACAGTGGTAATGATTTTGATACCTATGGTTTCAAAAACATCAGATTCAACAGTGAGAGGATGATTCTCAACTTCTATCCACATGCGGGTGTTGCTGGAACTGTTAACGCACTGACTGTTGGTCTTGGTATTACTGAGGCAACTGGTATTGGATCTATGACATTCAACACCAATACAGTTGAAACAATTAGAACCAGTATCGCATCATCAACCGCTCCAGTTGCAACCAGAATTGCAGGATGGTCATCAGACATCTTTAATGGAGGATATCTGCTTGTTGGCGTCACAGACTCAACTAATGATGAGCAAGAAATTTTTGAGTTGATGGCGGTTCAGGATGATCTAGACCAGTCAATCTCTGAGTTTGGCAATGTTCTGACATCATCTGGACTTGGAACCGTTGGTATTGCTTGCACAAATGATACTGTCAAGATTCTTTATACACCAAATGCAAACATTGACGTAGATGTCAAAGTTTATCAGCATTCAATGCGTTTAGTTGATAACTTTAATAATGATACTGGTATTGGATTCAGCAATGGATCAATTAATAGTGGATTTGGAGACTACATTGGTACAGAACTTGACATTACTCGCGCATTTGAACTGAAGCATAAAACCAAGGACATTTTCCATAGATATTTTGCACCTACCACTGATCCAAGAACAGGATCTACAACTGATAATGGGGTTGTAAATGTGGTCGCAAACTCAATCAATCTTGCAGAGCACTTCTTTGTGACTGGTGAGGAAGTTACTTACTCATCACCAAGCATTGGTGGTTTTGCGCCAATTGGAATTGCTACAGTTAACATTGCTGGAATTGGATCGACTGATATCCTCCCAACCAATCTCTACATTATTAAGATTGACGATGTGACCGTAAAGGTTGCTGCAGCAGCATCCGATGCTCTTGCAATCCCACCAAGACCTCTTGATTTTACATCAACTGGTATTGGTGTATCACACAGACTAGCATCAACAAAACAGAATCAAAGAGTTGTTTTGTCGATTGATAATATTATCCAATCTCCTATTGTAAAGACAACTCCTTCCACCACTATCTCTACGACTGCAAGCACATTTGATGATATCCTAGACTTTACTAGTGTTGAGGACTATAAGTCTGGAGATCTGGTACAAATTGATGAAGAGATAATGTTCATCGATACTGTTAATGATGTTACCAACAAAGTTGGAGTAAGAAGAGGATGGATGGGAACCAATATTGGTGTCCATACGGGCAATGCTGCTATTGAAAAGGTTGTTGGTAACTACAACATTGTTGGCAATACTGTTAACTTTGCTACTGCTCCTTATGGTCCAGATCCAATTGGAACATCATCAAATGATCCAGATGACAGATATTGGGTTGGTATCACTACAAGATCAACATTTAGTGGAAGATCCTTTATGAAGGGTGGAACTCCAAATGGAAACGTTGACACGTACAATGACAATTACATCTTGAATGATATTACTCCAGAATTTACTGGAGTTGGTACAGAGTTTACTCTGTCAACAGGAAATGCATCATCTCTTACTGGCATCTCTACAAATAATGGCATCGTTCTTTTAGAAGGTATATTCCAGTCACCAACAAGATTTAGTGCTCAACCAATTATACAAAATCAGTATATGGAGGAGACTGTTGGTGTCACATCAATCTTCTTTAATGGTGCTCCAATCGGAGGACAGATTGTATCTATAGGAACCACTTATGGTAATGGATATCAACCATTAGTTGCAGCGGGTGGTACTGCAGTAGTCTCAATCGCGGGAACTATTGAATCAATTGCAATTGGTCTTACTGGATCTGGATACAGATCTGGTCTACAAACCGTAAATGTTTCTCTTGCAACGTCTACTGTGGGTCTCTCAACTCTGACTCCAGTTGGTATTGCATCAGTCTTGAATGGCAATGTAGTTAGTGTACAAATTACAAATCCAGGATCTGGTTATACAGCATCAAATCCCCCTGAGGTTGTATTTGATGCTCCATATTCATATGAGAATCTTGCATTGGATTATGTGAGTGGAACTACTGGTATTGGAACTGGAGCAACTGCAAGTATTGTTGTTGGACAAGGATCCAGTGTTATCGACAGCATTATTATTAACAGTGGTCTCGGATACACCTTTGGAGATCGTCTAACAGTTGCAATTGGTGGAACCATTGGTATTCCAACTGACACCAGTAAGACATTTGAACCGTTTGAGGTTACTGTATCTGACACATACTCTCAACAGTTTAGTGGATGGACTCTTGGCAACTTCTTAGTCTTTGACAAGATTGACAACCTCTTTAATGGATTTGAAAGAGAATTCCCCCTCGCAATTGATGGTATAAGACAATCTATTATTGGTGTCAATAATGTTGATCTTGATCAAGTTTTATTAGTCTTTATTGATAATATTTTACAAGTTCCAGGTGAGGCATATGAGTTTAATGGTGGAAGTACAATCGTGTTTACGGAACCACCACAAACAGGTGATCTCTGCACAATTATCTTCTATCGCGGAAATGAATCTGTTGATGTTATTGAAAATGATATCCTTGAAACTGTTAAGATTGGAGACAAATTAACACTAACCAGCGACAATCCACTGGAAAGAGAAGATTCAAGAACAGTATTCTCAATTGACTCTGTTGATGTTGTGACCACAAACACATATAGTGGTCCTGGCATTATTACAACTGGAGAACTTAGACCAGTTATCTGGTGTAAGCAAAGAGAAGATACCACTATCAATGGACAAAGCGTTGATAAATCACGCGAGGAATACGAAGCAACGATCTTCCCAGCAACAAATGTCATTCAACCAGTATCCCCTAACGATCAATCAATTTATGTCTTGAACGCAAGAACATTCTTTGACTCACTAAACGAAAATCCATCTCCACCAAAGACCAGAACTACCATTCAGGTAATGACTCTGGATACACAAGAGTCTGCTACAGCAACTGCTACCATCAATGCTGGTGGTAATGTAACTGGGGTAACAATCACAAATGCGGGTGTTGGATATACTCAGGCACCTGTAGTGACCTTTGAAAGTCCCGTTGGAGTTGGAACAACTGCAACTGCAACTGCAACCTTGTCTGGAGCAACCGTTGGATCCATCTCTATTACAAATGCAGGAACTGGATATACGCAAGCACCAAATGTATTAATTGCTCATCCACAAGCAATTATTGAGACCATTGATAATGTCAGTTACACTGGTGATTTTGGAACCATTGTCGGAATCCAAACATCCAATGTCAATCCTAGTGAAATTGCATTTGACATTCACATTCCATTTGATTCATATCTAAGAGATACAACGATTGTTGGAACTGCAATCACTATCAGTCAAATTGTTGGTGGAGACTACTTTACTGTCTATGGAACTGGTGTTGCTGTTACTACATCCAACTACAATCCTCTGAGAATTGACAACTCTGTAATTGGAATTGTAACTCACAACAGTGATGGCGTTTATCAAGCAGTTAGAACTGGTGCTGAGGATGTCGTGGTTGCAGGTATCACAACAACTGTCAGAAGAGTTTATTGTAAGATCAGTGAGAGCAACATCTCTGGTAGTTTTGATGACAATCTTGGAGTTTACAGTTGGGGCAAACTGGGAGTGACTGGTAGATCATCTGGACGTGAATTTAACTTCTATGGAGATGATGGTGTCGTAGGAATCAAAACCTCTGCATACGTCAGAAGGGTTCTTCCTCTAGAGAATAGAAACTACCTGGTCTAAATAAATGAAAAATCATTTCCATCTTGAGTAATAAATAAAGAAAAACCTGTGTAAAATGTCAGCAATTATAACTGATCAATTTAGAATATTAAGTGCAAAGAACTTTGTCACTGCCGTAGGATCTACGGCAAATGCTTACTATTCCTTCATTGGTCTACCAAACGCTACTGAAATTAGTTCTACTTGGAATACTAGTCCTCCTGCCCCAAAGGATAGTTTTCAGAATGAAGATGATATCTGGGATACAATCATTTCTCTCAAAAAAATTACGTCTAATGACGTAAGAAGAGTTGTGAGGAAGATTGATTGGACATCTGGCACGACCTATGATATGTACAGACATGATATCTCTAGAGATAATCTGTCATTGCCATCAAATGCAACACATTTGTATGATGCAAATTATTATGTAATGAATAGCAACTATAAAGTTTATATTTGCTTACAGAACGGCACTGATCCTGAAAATACATCTGGAAGACCATCCCTAGATCAACCAGACTTTACCGACTTAGAACCAAGAGCGGCAGGAACCAGTGGTGATGGATATGTTTGGAAATATCTCTATACAATCAACCCTGCAGATATTGTAAAGTTTGATTCAGTTGAATTTATTCCAGTTCCATCAGATTGGAATACAAGCACAGACAATGCTGCAGTAAGAGAGAATGCTGCTACCAGTGGACAGTTAAAAATCGTCACAGTTACCAACAGGGGAGTTGGTCTTGGTACTGCAAATAGAACTTACACAAGAGTTCCCATCAAAGGAAATGGAAGAGGTGCTGAAGCAACTATTATCATCGGTAATGACTCCAAAGTTGAGTCAATCAATATTTCAAAAGGTGGTAATGGATACACATATGGCACCATAGATCTTGTTGGAGGCAGTGTTCCAACTGGATCTACATCTCCAACATTTGATGTCATCATTCCACCCCAAGGTGGTCATGGTGCCGACATTTATCGTGAGTTGGGTGCTAAGAACGTTCTAATTTATTCTAGAATTGAGAACGACTTAGAAAATCCAGACTTTATCACTGGAAATGAAATTGCAAGAGTTGGTATTGTTGAGAATCCCAAAGCATATGACTCATCATCCAATTTGAACCTAGATAAAGCAAGCGGTGTTTATGCTCTCAGACTTACTGGGTCAGCATCAACAACCTTTGCCCCAACTGCAGACTCTTTTGTTACTCAAACAGTTGGTGTTGCGTCAACTGCTGTTGGTCGTGTCGTGTCTTATGACAATGTAACTGGTGTTCTTAAGTATTGGCAAGACAAGAGTATGGCAGGTTTTAATACCGATGGTACTCAAAACACCAGTCCAGATTATGGATTCCAATTGAACGCCTTTGGCACTGTTGGAGTTGGCGGTTCAACTCTCATTTACAACGACGAAGTGAGTACAGGATTGCGTATTGACACAGGGTTTTCGGGTATTACTACGGTAATAAATAATAGGACTTACAATCTTGGTCAGTCTTTCGTGAATGGTGTGGCACAACCTGAGGTTGAGAAATATTCTGGAAACATAATTTACGTCGATAATAGACCATCTATTACAAGATCGACTAACCAAAAAGAAGATATCAAGGTTATTTTGCAATTCTAGTAAAGACAGATGCCACAGGAAACTAATCTCAATGTCGCTCCCTACTTTGACGACTTTGATCCTAATAAAAATTATTACAAGGTACTGTTTAAACCAGGGTATCCAGTTCAAGCTCGTGAACTGACTACTTTACAGTCAATCCTACAAAATCAAGTTGAGCAATTTGGCAATCACGTCTTTAAAGAGGGCGCGAAGGTCATTCCTGGTCAGACAACTTATAATAGCCAATTTTTTGCAGTTGAGTTGGAAAACTCTTTTGCTGGAATTACACTGTCTTCCTATGTTAGTTTCCTGGTAGGACAGACAATTCGTGGTGAGCAATCTGGAGTTAGAGCAAGAGTTGAAAAGGTTATTCTGCCATCAGAATCTGACAGAAATAATACAACCCTATATGTAAGTTACATCTCATCAAACACAAATAATGCTTCTCAAGCATTCAATAATGGTGAGAACTTACTTACTGAGTCTGGAATTCGTACATCAAATGTCATCTTTATTGAAAATGAGACATTTGCAACCACTATTAGCGATAATGCAACTTCAACAGGTTCATCATTCACTGTTGAAGATGGTGTCTACTTCTTAAGAGGAACTTTTGTCAATGTAGACACTCAAACAATAATTCTTGACCAATATTCAAACACTCCAAGTTATAGAATTGGTTTTGAGGTTGTTGAAGAAACCATTACAGCAGATGTAGACCCTTCACTCTACGATAATTCACAGGGATATAATAACTACACTGCTCCAGGTGCAGATAGATTTAAAATTACTGCAGTTCTCAGCAAAAAATCTCTAACAGACTTTGAAGATGAAAACTTTGTTGAGATATCAACAATACAAAACGGCGTTGTAAGAACTTCACCAAACAATGCACAATATAATTTAATTGCAGATGCTCTTGCTACCAGAACTTATGAAGAGTCTGGTGATTATTATGTAAGACCATTCAAACTTAACACCCTGAACTCGTTAAATGACGAGGAGGGAAATAATGGAGTATTTAAAGCAAATCAACTTACATATCAAGGTAATACTCCTTCTGATAATCTTGCTCTTTACAGATTATCTCCTGGTTTAGCATATATCCGTGGTTATAGAGTTGAGACCAAAGCACCTACGTTTTTAGACGTTGAAAAACCAAGAAGCACAAAAGAGTATACTGGTCAGGGATTAAATTATCTGACTGGACCATCAGTATCTTTGAATAATGTTGCTGGCACTCCAGTTTTAGGAATTAATACATCATATACAGTAAGTTTAAGAAACTCAAGAAAAGCAAATGATAAAACTGCTGCTGGACAAGAAGTTGGTCTTGCAAGAGTTTATGACTTTGCATTAGAAAGCGGTTCATATAATGCAACCAATTTGGCTGCAAATGAATGGGATATCTCTCTGTATGATATTCAGACATATACAAATATTACTCTGAGTCAACCAATTAATTTGTCACAATCAACCTTTGTAAAAGGTAAGTCTAGTGGCGCGACTGGTTTTGTTAAGGATACTGTTACCAACAGTAAGGCAGTCAAACTTTATGATACCAAAGGAACTTTTTCTAATGGAGAAAGTTTTGTCATCAATGGTAAAGATGATGGAAGAATTGCTCTTGCCATCACCGCACATGGTCTTGAGGACGTAAAATCTATCTATGGATTTGTTGGCACAGCGGGAACATTTAATGCTGACACAACTCAATCGCCCAAGTTGTCTCTGGGTGAGGCAACTGTGTCTCTTAGAGATGTTTCAAAAAATACTAGCACAGTTACTCTTCCAAATTTAACTTTTGCCAACTTACTAAAACCTGGCAATATTGTATCTTATTACAATTCTAACAACTTTATTCTTGAGACCTCATCAACTAAGGGTATCTCGACATCATCAGTTGCAAAGGGGCAGAGAGCATTTTTAGTTGATCATGTTCCTGGTGCCGAAGACGTATATGTAAATGGTATTAATCTGGCACAATCCGAATACGTCTCTACAGGTTCAACTGGCATTTTACTTAATGTTGGTGCAAATGAGGGTGATGAGGTTGAGGTAAATGCTTTTATTGGAGGAATCCAAGATAGACAAGAAGTTCTTGCTTATGATGGACAAACTGTTATTCCATTCTCAACTACAACATCTATTACATCTGCTCAAGTATCAAATACTCAACTGTTTGTTAATGGTATTAAACTTGATACGGATCAATTCTCAGTATATTCTGGAAATGAGTTTATCAATCTAAACAGTCCAACAATTGAAGATGGAGTGCAACTTGTAATTGCTCCATACAATCTTGGTTCTAAAATTGGACTGACAACGATTACAACCACTGTTCCTCAAAGTGTAATCTCTGTTGCATATACTCCAGGAAACGAAGAGGTTTATCTTAATGGTGTCAAACTCCTAAAAGACGTTGAATACTCAGCAACGTCTAGTGGAAATATTACGTTAACCAATCCAACAAATGTTGGAGATACCATTGAGGTTGTTGAAAACTCAGCAGGAACTATTGTTGGTATCAACACAGTTACCGCAGTTGGTTTACAGACTGGATTTACTGGTCCATTTGTTAGTGGATATACCGACGTATTTTATAATGGTATAAGACTTAGAGAAAACACTGAGTATATTGGGTCTGGTTCATCTTCAATTTACATTCCAGTAGGAGCATTAAATGGAGATAGAGTTGAGATTGTCAGATATAATACGACCAAAAGACAAGTTGGGTTTACAACTTCTCTTAATGAGAATCAAACAAATGTCATATATGAGACATCAAATAAAGTTCTACAATTGTTTGTAGATGGTGTAAAGTATAATAAGAATGATTACACCATTATCGAAGGTGGAACCTCATTTGAAATTAACTACGAGTTGTTTGCAAATGACCTTGTAGAAACCACTATTTTTGAACCTGGATACTTTACTGGCAGCAAATTCACTGCAATTTCTGGACAACAAAACTTTAGTGTTGTTTACACAATTGGATTTGTAGATGTCTATGTAAACGGTATTCTGTTTGATTCAACACTTTATACTGCAGTTGATGGAAAAACAGTTTCCTTTGAGACCGCACTTGAAGCAGGAGACGTTGTTGAGTTTATCTCATACTCTACTGAAGCATTTGATATTAAAGATTCAAATGTTGTCTACTTGCCATCATATGCTGAGATTAGAACCATTAATACTCAGGGTGGATTTACTGTTCTCACAGTTGCTCCAGTTGCAACTGTTACTGGAATCTGCAACGGTAACCTACCAAGCTCAACAATTACTGTTCCAAACTTAGATCTCATCTCTACAAAGGCAACAGTATCTGCGGATAATACCCTGTTTACTGCGATGCCAAGAAGAAACATCTCAGAGGTTAATCTGTCTGCATCAAACTTGACAATCAGAAAGCAATATAATGTCACTGTAACCAACAACTCAACAAACACAATTTCTGCTGGAACCGACGAGACCTTCTTACCATATGATGAGGAAAGATATTCTCTGACATTTGCTGATGGTAGCATTGAACCATTGACCAGAGATATGTTTGCCTTTGGTGCAGGCGATACTCGTCTAACAATCAACAATATCAGCAAAAATGGTTCCGCTCGTCTTGTTACAACACTGAGAAAAATCAATGTTGTATCGAAGCAAAAAGAAAATAAGAGAGCAAGCAGCATCATCGTTGCAAAATCAACTGAGTCATCTGCTGGTATTGGAACCACAACTTTAAATGATGGGTTAGCATATGGAAACTATCCATATGGTACTCGTGTTCAAGACGAAGAGATATCTCTGAATGTCCCTGATATCATCTCTCTACAGGGTGTATTTGAGTCATACGATACAACTGACCCTAGTGCTCCTAGACTGGTGCTCTCGGCGCTTACAGGACCCAATGCGACAACGTTAGATCTTATCTTAGGTGAGACAATCATTGGAACTGTCAGTAATGCGAGGGCAACATATGTTGAAAGAAGAAATGACACCACTGTAGAGTATATTCGTGCCAACAAGAAATCATTTACAGTTGGTGAAAAAGTAAGATTTGAAGAGTCTGGAATTGAGGCAATTGTTGCAGATCTTACCTCTGGTGGTAAGGACATTACCGATTCATATCAATTAGATAATGGTCAGAGAGACACATATTATGACTATGGAAGAATCAGACGTGTTGTTGGTAAAGATGCGCCCAAGAGAAAGATTAAAGTTTACTTCCAGTATGGTTATTATGATGTAAATGACACTGGTGATATCACAACGGTCAACTCTTATAGTGCATTTGACTACTCAAAAGATATTCCATATTATAAGGAACTAAGAAACACGGATATGATTGATATCCGTCCAAGAGTTTCAACGTATGCACTGACTGAGGGTTCGACTTCCCCGTTTGAGTTTGCTGGAAGAAGTTTTACTCAAGATGGAAATAGTGCTAAGAATGTTCTTGCACCAGACGAGTCAATCTTACTTGACTACAGTTTCTATCTGCCAAGAATTGACAGAGTATATGTCAATAAGAATGGCATATTTAAAGTTGTAAGTGGAACACCAGCAGAACAACCTGCACCTCCTGCTGCAATTGACGATTCAATCGAGGTAGCAGAAATCTTCTTGCCACCATACCTCTACACTGTTGAAAATGCTTCTGTTAAGCAGAAGAAATATAAGAGATTCACTATGAGTGATATCTCATCTCTTGAGAAGAGAGTTAAGACTCTTGAGAAGTTTACAAAACTGACAGCACTTGAGTCTGAGACTTCAAACCTTGTAATTCCAGACAATAATGGAGTTAACAAGTTTAAGTCTGGATTTATTGTTGATAGTTTCAAAAACAGCATTAATCAAGATCTGAGAAACGGAATCAAGAACTCTATCGATCCAAATAATGGGGAGATTAGACCATCTCACTATACAACTGCAGTTGATATGGTCCTGGGTTCAAGTTCAGTTATTGGACTTGGACAGTCTTCTGATCCTTATGCAGATTTAAATTACGCCACTGACCTTAAGGGTTCAAACATCAGAAAGACTGGAGACGTTATTACTCTCGATTATACTACTGAAGAGTGGTTATCTCAGACATTTGCTACCAGAACAGAAAAACTGACTCCTTATTTGGTCAACTTCTGGGAGGGAACCATTGACCTCAGACCATCGTCAGATGTTTGGATTGATGAAGTCAACGTTGAACCAGAGAACTTACAAGTTGCTGGCGATTATACTTCAGCAATTAAGACAGTTGCTAAGGTAGAGCAATACGATTCACAAATTGGATTCTTACCAACTGTTTGGAATTCTTGGAATACCCTGTGGACACAAAACTCAGGTGTTCTTGACGCCTCAGAATCAAACTCAGTCTATCCAACATTCTACGGATCTGATACCACAGTATCTGGAACCAAAGATTGGATTGGTTTGGAGAAGAGTGGTGATGAAGTCAAGTCTATCACATCAGATAAAGAGGCATCCGCAATCTCGGTAGAAACTGCAGAATTGGGCGCAGGTGACATCATACCATACATCAGATCTAGAAATGTAGAGTTTGTATCTAAGAGACTCAAACCAAACAGTCAGATGTATGCCTTCTTTGATGGCGTTGATGTCAATCAATTTGTAGTACCAAAATTGATTGAAGTTGCAATGACTGATGGATCTTTCCTTGTTGGAGAGACAATCAAAGGATACTTCCCAAGTGTTGATTACAGTGTATCACCAACGGATGCAAATCCATATATCAGTTTTAGAGCAGCTGCTCCAAACCACAAAACTGGACCATATTTGGATCCAACCACTACATATGAGCAAAATCCATATGACACAACACTAAATATCCCAACAAACTATTCATCTACATCAACTATTGTTAACGTAGATACATTCTCTCTTGCAAATGAACCTCAAGGTGAGTACTACGGTTTCATCAACAAAGGAATGAAACTATATGGCGAGAGCAGTGGTGCCGAAGCAATTATTCAAGATGTAAGACTAGTCACGGATGAGACTGGTGCGATTGCTGGATCATTCTATATCCCAGATGCAAGTGTTGATATTAATCCTAAGTTTACCGCAGGTGAAAAGGTATTTAAACTAACCAATAGTGATCTAAACAGCTCTTCAACTCAGGTAATTACCAGCGTATCTGAAGAACTCTACTCATCTGTTGGCACAATCCAGTCCGTATATGATGACATTGCATCAATCAAACATGCTAAGAAGGTTGATAAGTCACTCTTCAACGACTCTGACATCTCAACATTTATTGGAAAGTATCTTGACCCACTTGCTCAGACTTTCACTGTTGACGACACATCTGGTGTATATCTCACAAGATTGGACATCTTCTTCCAGTCCAAGGATCAGCAACTGCCTGTAACCTGTCAAATTAGAAGCACTGAGTACGATACTCCATCGGATATCATCCTCCCATTCTCTGAGGTCACACTTGATAGTGAGGCAGTAAATATATCAGCAGATGCGTCATCTGCAACAAGTTTTATTTTTGATTCCCCAGTATACTTAGAGGGTGGTAAAAAATATGCAATTGTCCTACTCTCAAACTCAAATGAGTATAAGATTTGGACATCAAGACTTGGTGAGGTAGATATCAAGACTCAGACTGCTGCAACATCATCTCAGGTCTTGGTATCAACAAAACCAACCATCGGTGCTCTGTATAAGTCTCAGAATGCTGGTGCTTGGGAACCAAGTGTGTTTGATGATATGAAGTTTACGCTCTATAGAGCAGACTTTGTTTCTACTGGAGATATTTCATTCTTTAATCCAAACCTGGAAAGAGGTAACGGTCAGATTCCAGTATTGGTACAAAATCCAGTAACAACCAAGTCCAGACACATTAGAGTTGGACTCTCGTCTGCAATCGGAAGTGGAACTAATTTAGTACCAGGAAATACAATTATTCAACCAACAACTGGTGCATCTGGTAATTACATCTCAGCAGTTGGTATTGCAACAGGTCTTGTAGTTACTACTGCTGGTGTTGGATACACTCCATCACAATCTACTTTACAATACAACAATGTTGCTCTCCAAAATGTAACTGGAACTGGCAAAAATGCAACTGCAAATATTACCGTACAAAACGGAATAGTTGCTGGTATTAGTTTGGTTAATGGTGGATATGGTTATGCAACTGGAGACGTTGTAACAGCACCACTCGGAGGTCAAGGTCTTGGAAGTGGATTTAAGGCATCTATCCAAGGAGTTGGAGATTCTAATGAGTTGATTCTTGATAATGTCCAAGGTAATTTTGCTCTTGGTATTGCAAATACAATGTTTGTTTACAATGATGTTGGTGTTGTTACTTCAATCACTGGAGTGGCTGGAACAACTGGTGTTTATATCAGTGAAGCAATCGAAACGGTAACTAATGGACTCACATTTACAGTTGAGCATAAGAACCATGGTATGCATTCTCCAACAAACTTTGTAACTCTCAATGGAGTACTTTCAGATGTAACTCCATCAAAGGCAACAACTGGATACACTAAAACTTATGATGGTCCAATCACACTTGATGATGTTACAGTTTATGAGAACTTTGAAGGTGTATCAGTATCATCCGCAAATCCAGGATATATCACTATCAATGAGGAGATAATCAGATATGAAGGTGTTGCAAACAGTCAACTTGTTAATATTACAAGAGGAATTGATGGAACTCTATCTAAAGAAATCTCTATAGGAGATGTGATTTACAAGTACGAGTTGAATGGGGTATCCCTTAGAAGAATCAATAGAACTCACAATCTTACTTCTGGTTCTATTGGACTCAATTCTTACGATATTACCGTTGACATGTCTGATACATCCGTTGGTGTTGATAGAAGTGCAGCACAAAGCACTTACATCCCACTTTACTTCAATGAGACGAAGAGTGAAGGTGGTAACAGCGTAATCGCAACTCAGAACATCCCATATGAGGCGATTACACCTAATGTCAACCTCTTTGTTCCAAATCAAACATCTCTTGATGCATCCATCAGAACTGTGAGTGGAACTAGTATTAGTGGTAATGAGGTATCATTTGTCGATAAAGGATTTGAACCTGTTGTACTCAATGCAACAAATTATCTCAATGATCCTAGAATCATCGCATCTAAGATTAATGAAAAGAACATCCTCACAACTCTACCAGGTAACAAGTCTCTAACCCTGTTGATGAACATGTCAACAGATAACTCAAGACTCTCACCAGTTATCGATACGACAAGAGTTAATATGATTACAACCTCTAATCGCATTAACAGCGTAATTACAAATTATGCAACTGATCCAAGAGTTGATAGTATGTTTGAGGATCCATCAGATTGTCAGTATGTAACTAAGTCAATTAGTCTGAAAAATCCAGCAAGTGCTGTTAAGGTTTACCTAAATGCACATGTCAACAACTACTCTGACTTGAGAGTATTCTACTCAATCTCAAATGAGGATGTTGCGGATCCAATCTTTACACCATTCCCTGGATATGCAAATCTTGATCAGAATGGACAAGTCATCAATCCAGAAGACAACAATGGAACTTCAGATGTCCTAGTTGATAAGAACTATGTACTTCAGTCAGTATCTGACTCAGATAGTTACTCAAATTATGAGTTTACTGCAAACGATCTTGCGGAGTTTAAATACTTTAGAATCAAGATTGTAATGACATCGACAAATCAGGCATACGTTCCAAAGATCAAGACTATGAGAGCAATTGCCCTAGCATGATGAGAGATTATGTAAAGGTCAAAGATAGTCATGCTCTCCTGAGAGATCAGGAGAGTAATGCTATTGTTAATAACTCTAAATATGAGTATGAAAACTACATGCGTCTAAAAAGACAAAAAGAAAAAGAAAATGATAAGGTGAGTAACCTGGAGAGTGAGATTGACACTCTTAAAAATGATGTAAGTGAGATAAAAGATCTGCTTAAAACAATTATACAAGGTTTAAAATAATGGCAAACTCTTTAACATTTGATCCATCATCAGGAACTCCAGTAGCTATTAATTTAACAATTAATAGTGGTGCAGACTTTGTTAATGATTTCACAGTCAGAACAACTGCGGGAACAGCATTCGATTTTTCTGGTGCTGGTACTACTTGGACAGGATCCTCACAGATGGCAAAGAGTGTGTCTATTGGATCATCATCTTATGCTGCTGCAACTTTTAATGTTGGATTTACAAGTGCAGCAGGGGGAAAGTTTAGAATATCTCTTGGATCCACTCAAACAAGATCATTATCGGAAGGTAGGTATGTATATGATGTTTTAGTTAGTTCTGGATCTACAGTGTGGACAATTGTAGATGGAAATATTATTGTTAAATCTGGGGTATCGTCTGCACCATAAATACTTTAAAGTAGCAAATACTGGTTATGGCGCAACCAAGTACAAGAGGAGAACTCATAGATTACGTTAAGAGAAAACTGGGAGCGCCAGTTTTAGAGATCAACGTATCTGATGAGCAGTTTGAAGACCTCGTTGACGATGCAGTACAATATTTCCAAGAAAGACACTATGACGGTGTTATTCAGACTTACCTAAAATATCAGGTAACTCAGGATGATATCGATAGAGGTAGAGCACCGAAAGGAGGAAACTCTGGATTGGTAACAGATACTGCAACTTCAACAATTGTTGGAACGGCAGTTACTTTTTCATACCAAGACAATAGTAACTATCTTCAAGTACCATCTTCGATTATTGGGGTAAATAAAATATTTCAATTTGATGACGTAAACATGTCAAATAATATGTTTAGCGTTAAATATCAAATGTTTTTGAATGACGTTTATTATTGGGGGTCAACAGATCTTTTAACGTATGCCATGACAAGAGATTACTTGGAAACAATGAATTTCTTGCTTAATACTCATAAACAAATTAGATTTAATAAAAGACAAGATCGTCTTTATCTTGACATTGACTTCACAGAACTCAAAGTGGGTGAGTATTTGGTTATTGACTGTTGGAGAATCCTAGACCCAAGTGATGCACCTCAAGTTTGGAATGATTCATTCCTTAAAAAATACCTTGCCGCTCTTGCCAAAAAACAGTGGGGTCAAAACTTGATTAAATTCAATGGTGTGAGACTTCCAGGTGGCGTTGAGTTAAATGGAAGACAAATTTATGATGATGGTCAAAGAGAAATCGATGACCTGATGCAGAAGAGCATGACATATTATGAGATGCCCCCATTAGATCTGATAGGATGATATGCTTAATCCATTTTTCACTCAGGGCACATCCTCTGAGCAAAATTTAGTCCAGAGTTTGATCAATGAACAACTCCGTATGTACGGGGTTGAAGTTTATTATCTTCCTAGAAGATATATGACAACCAATACTATCATCAAGGAAGTTATACAATCAGATTTTAAGGACGCATATCCCATTGAAGCATATGTTAACACATATGATGGATACGAGGGTCAAGGTACTATTTTGTCAAAATTTGGAGTTACTCCAATTGACGATTTAACCCTCATTATATCCAGAGAGAGATTTGAAAACTATATTACACCTTTAGCAAGGAGTATTCCAAATGTACAACTTGCTACTCGCCCCAAAGAGGGAGATCTAATTTACTTCCCACTGGGAGATAGACTTTTTGAAATTAAGTTTGTTGAGCATGAACAACCTTTTTATCAACTCCAAAAGACGTATGTTTATGAGTTGAGATGTGAACTCTTCCGTTATGAGGATGAAGTTATTGATACCGATGTTGAACAAATTGATGACAACATTGAAAGAGAAGGATATATTCAAGTCCTCAATTTGGTTGGTATTGGATCCACAGCATCAGCAGAGACAACCATCGTTAATGGTGGTCTACAGTTTATCACACTGATTGATGATGGATATAATTACACAGAATCAACTCCAACGGTAGCGATTTCATCAGCACCATCTGGTGGAACAAATGCAAGTGTCTTGTCGTTCTCGAATGCGGGATATGGTATTAGCGAGGTAGCAATCCTCAATCCTGGAAGTGGATATCTTCAGGCACCAGGTATATCGTTTATCAGTACAACTGGTACAGGAGCGATTGCAACAACTGGCATTGGAACAACTGGTACTATTGGTGTTGTCACAGTTACAAGTGGCGGTTCTGGATATACAACTGCTCCAGGTATTGCCTTCTCTGGCGCACCAGGAGGAGGAACCACCGCAACAGGTTATGCTTTACTCACTGATGATTACATCTCTGCAATTTACATCACTAACGCTGGTGCTGGATATACAGAGATTCCTGGTGTTACAGTTGCTGCTCCAACAACTCTTGGAAGAGGTAACTACAAGTACAATGAGGTTGTTACAGGTAGTCAGTCTGGTAACACAGCAAGAGTCAAGAGATGGAATGGAACTGATAAGACTCTCGAAGTCAGTATCATCACAGGTAGTTTTACTCCAGGTGAGGCAATTACAGGATCAGAATCTGGTGCAGTCTACTCGTACAGAAGTGTACAGGATGACCAGATGAATCCTATCGATCCATTTGCTGAGAACATTGTTATTGAGTCTGAAGCGGATGGTATTCTAGACTTTACACAAAGGAATCCTTTTGGAGAACCATAAATAAAAGATATAGTGGTGTCCAAGTATGTTTGAATATTTTTATCACGAGTTGTTGCGAAAAACCGTAATTGGTTTTGGAACTCTGTTCAACAACATTATCATTAAAAAGACAGATGCAAATGACAATACTGTCAGTGCTCTGAAAGTTCCACTTGCTTATGGACCCACTCAAAAGTTCTTGGCAAGACTTGAGCAAGTTCCAGATTTAAATAAACCAGTTCAAATGACATTGCCAAGAATGTCATTTGAATTTAATGGTTTGTCATATGATCCATCTCGTAAAACAACGGCAACTAAGTCTTTTATTAGCAAGAATTCTACTAATTCTAAGCAACAAAAGAAGACTTATATGCCTGTGCCATATAATATGAGATTTGAGTTGTCAATCCTCTCAAAGACAAATGAGGACGCACTTCAAATTATTGAACAAATTCTTCCATACTTTCAACCATCATATAATCTTACAATCACTATGATTGCTGAGATTAATGAGAAGAAGGATATCCCCATTCAACTGGAAAGCATCTCAATGGATGACCAGTATGAGGGAGACTACTCTACAAGAACTGCATTAGTTTATACTTTGGTATTTACTGCCAAGACTCATCTATTCGGTCCTGTCCAGGATAGCAAGATTATTAAGAAGGCTACTGTGGACGTTATGACTGGAATGGAAAAACCAAAACGTGAGATGAGATATACTGTAACTCCAAGAGCAGTCAAGGATTACAATAACGATGCAGTAACAACTCTTGCTGAGGACATTACCGCAGATGAGAGATATATTAACGTTGATAACGCATCTTCAATCAGTGCTGAAACTTACATTTATGTAAATAGTGAGGAGATGTATGTTGAAAAAATCACTGGCAATAAACTGACCGTTAAGCGTGGTCAGGACGGTAGCACTGCAGACCAACATGTCCGAGGTTCTGCGGTCAAACTAATTACTGCTGCCGATGATGCACTCATTGATATTGGAGATGACTTTGGATTTAACGAAACAGTTTCGTTCTTCCAAGACTTCAAAGAGTTCAGTCCCGCTCTAAACACTGATATTAACCCAATCTGATGACCTCTAGTAAATACGATGATTTAAATGATGCCTTCGACGTTGAGGGCGAGATTCTTGCTGCTGCAGATATGAAGCAAGAGATTACAAAATTGACATCAAATAAAGATGACATTAAAAAAGATTATGATTACACAAGAGGCAATCTCTACTCCATTATTGAAAAGGGACAAGAGGCAATAAATAATATTTTAGAACTGGCACAAGACAGTGAGATGCCTAGAGCATATGAGGTTGCTGGTCAGTTGATTAAAAATGTGTCTGATGCAACAGACAAACTTATGGACCTCCAGAAAAAAGTAAAAGACTTAGAGAAGGAGGAAGAGGTTAAGGGTCCTACAACTGTAAATAACGCATTATTTGTTGGTTCCACTGCGGACCTCCAAAAGTTAATCAAACAGGGTTTTAAGCAAAACGATGCCAAGTAATGAAATCCCAAACTTAGGCGAGTTCTTTTCTCTGATTGGAGATGAGAGAAAAAAGAAGCAAGATGAGTTTGACTCTCTTGTTGGAGACCTTAGTGGCATTCTGTCGGAGTTAGATAAAGCATCACAACAGACCAAGAAAAAAGAAGAGGAAAAAAAGAAGGAAACAAGTAAAAAAGAGGAAAAGAAAAAGAAAATTAAAGAACCTGAAGTAAGTGTAGACGTAGATAGTTTGTTTGCAGAGTTTGCTAGTATTAAAAAGCAAGCAAAAGAGAAAAAAGAAAAGGAAATCAAAGAGGCAAAGGCATTTGAGAATTGGTTGTTCTCAGAACCTAAAGTAGAGGAAATTACTTCAGTGTCTCCGATTATTGGCGAGGATACGACAAAATATGAGGAGTGGATAGAGGAAGAAGTTGCTGAGCGCGAAGAGGAGTCCATGACTCATGAGGAGATGCTTGAGGTTGCAGAGGAACGTGAGAAAGAAAATGAAGAGGAAGAAGTTGTAGTAGATGAGTCTGTCAGCAAAGCAGCTGAGATTCTAGAGAAACTTATCCCCGAGGAGGAAAAACTTACCGAGAAGGATGACGAGATTGGTGCAATGAAGCGTGAGATTGCACAACTTCGTAAGATGGTCTACCAGTCCATTCAATCTGCTGCTGCTCAAGGTGGCGGTGGTGAGGTCAGACTGGAGTTCCTTGACGATGTTGACCGTGATAGCACTAAGGTAGACAATAAGTTCCTTAGATACAACTCTAGTACTGGTAAATGGGAAGGTGCAGATGCTGGTGGTGTTGCATCTCTTGGTCCATTGGCAGACGTTGCTGGACTCTCAACAACTGCCATCGATGATGGTGCTGTGCTTGAGTTTAATGCATCTACTGGTCAGTTCATCGCAACATCCAAGTCCTCTGCTGGTATCTCTACAGTTACTGTTCTTACAGACCTCTCAGATGTCGTTGGAACGGCAACAACAAACGATGTACTCATCTTCAACGGAACAGATTATACCTTCGAGACACCATTCTACGTTGTGGACCTCTCCGATGGAGTTCAGGACGGCGCTTTGGACGTTGGCATTTACACCTAAATATTATTGATTCTTCTTATATAAGAGGAAAAAGTCTGATATATATCAGCATTTAGGTAAATACCACCAGTTCCATACAATGGCAAACCCAAAAGTTAAGATTCTCAGGTCCTCCGTGTCAGGAAAGAGACCTGGAGTAGATAATATCGAGCTAGGCGAGTTAGCTCTTAACACTAACGATGGGCATCTATTTGCCAAGAGAGACACTGGTGGTGTTGGTATTGCTACCACAGTTGCTCTCTTAACTCCCTGGCAAGAAAATTATGAGGGGGGAACAATTGAGTATTCTGGTAATGCAACAGTTTCTGGAATACTCTCAGCATCATCATTAAAAGGTGATGGTGTAAATCTTTCTGGTATTGTTACCAGTATTACTGCAGGTCCAAACATTTCTGTTGACCAATCAACTGGTCAAGTAACGATTACTGGTCTTGCAAACACTGCTAACGTTATTGCAGACACTCTAGTCGTAAGTGGAATAGCAACAATTGGATTAGTAAGTGCGACAGATCTTGTTGTCTCTGGAGCATCAACTTTTACGGGAATTGGAACTTTTGAAAGCGATTTATACGTTGCAGGAAATCTGAATGTTGTAGGAGACATCATCTATGATGAGGTCAATGGTAGAAATCTAAACATCAGTGGAGTTGCAACAGTCGGTGTCCTGAGTGCTCGTGACGGAGTTGTATCTGGAACTCTTACTGCAACATCTTTTTCTGGAAATCTAACTGGTGATGTTACTGGTAATGCGGACACCGCAACTGCTCTAGAGACACCTAGAACTATTGCATTAACTGGAGATGTTGTTGCTACAGCAACACCATTTGATGGAACTAGCAATATATCAATTGCAGCAACCATTCAACCAGACTCTGTAGGTCTCGGAACAGACACCTTTGGTGATTATGTTGAAAGCATCAGTGGAACTGCCAATGAAATCGAGATTACTGGAGGAACTGGAGAAAGATCTACACCACAAATTGGTTTACCTGATGATGTAACCATTGGGGATTCCATAATTGTTACCAATGATGCGTCTGTTGGTGGTGCTCTGACAGTATCAAATCTGACTCTTTCAAATGCTGGAGTCGCTGTCACTGCAATTCTTGATGAAGATGGATTGACATCAGATCGTGCTGATGCGCTAGCAACACAACAGTCGATCAAGGCATATGTTGATGCTCAAGTCACAGCACAAGACCTTGATTTTGCTGGAGATAGTGGAACAGGTGCAGTTGATCTTGATTCACAAACATTTACTGTTTCTGGAACCACAAACGAAATTGTTACCTCGGCAGGTAGCCAAACACTCACTATCGGAATGCCCGATAATGTGATTGTCGGTGGAGCATTAACTGTCACCACTGATCTCACTGTTTCAGATTCTATTTCAGTTACAAATGATGCCACCGTTAGTGGCGCAATGACAGTTACTACTGATCTTACAGTTTCTGACTCAATATCCGTTACCAATGATGCGTCTGTTGGTGGGGCATTAACAGTTGGTGGATCTGATGGTATTGGCATTACAACAAATACAATTACAGGCCCTGCTGAGTTTATTATTGACCCCGCTGCTGTTGGGGACAATACTGGACTTGTAAGAATCAAAGGCGACCTTCGTGTTGATGGTGAGGAGTTTATTGTCAGTTCCAAAACTATTGAACTTGCAGACTTCAGAGTTGGTATTGCAACAACTGTAGGAACAAATCCACTTCTTGATGGTGCAGGTATTAGTATTGGATCTACAGGGATTGTAAAAACATTTACCTTTAACAACTCTACAAATTCATTAGAGTCATCTGTTGGTTTAGCAGTCACTGAGGGTGGAGCGTTTAAGGCAGGAACTCACACAGTACTGGACAGAACAACACTTGGTGCATCAGTAGTCAACTCTTCACTGACATCAGTTGGATCTCTTACACAACTACGTGTTGCTGGTGTTTCTACATTTGTAGGAATTGGAACTTTTGAAAGTGACTTGTATGTTGGAGGTAATCTTAATGTCGTAGGAGACATTGTTTATGATGAGGTCACTGGCAGAAATTTAAACATCACTGGAGTAGCGACTGTAGGCGTCCTGAGTGCTCGTGATGGTGTCGTATCAGGTACGTTAACCGCAACGTCCTTTGTAGGTCCTCTGACGGGCAACTCAGACACCGCAACTGCTCTAGAGACACCTAGAACAATTGCTCTTACAGGAGATGTTGTAGCAACTCCCACTCCTTTTGATGGAACATCCAATATATCCATTGCTGCGACTATTCAACCCGATAGTGTTGGTCTTGGTACTGATACATTTGGAGACTATGTTGAAAGTATTTCTGGAACCGCTAATGAAATTGAAATCACAGGTGGAACTGGTGAGAGATCTACACCACAAATTGGTTTACCAGATGATGTTACTATTGGAGATTCTCTAACAGTTACAAATGATGCGTCTGTTGGAGGTGCCTTAACTGTTACTGGTATTGGAACTTTTGTCAGTGATTTATATGTTGGTGGAAATCTCAATGTCGTAGGAGATATTGTTTATGATGAGGTTACTGGTAGAAATCTAAACATCACTGGAGTTGCAACAGTAGGTGTCTTAAGTGCTCGTGACGGTGTTGTGTCTGGCACATTAACGGCAACAAATTATGTTGGTGATGGATCACTTATGAGTGGTCTTGTTACTTCAATCACCGCTGGTGCAAATATTTCAATAGATCAATCCACAGGAAATGTAACGATTACTGGATTGGCAAATACTGCACATATTATTGCTGACAGTTTAGTTGTTACTGGAGTATCAACTTTAGGCATCATTACTGGTGCAGAATCTATTGGAGTCACAACCGCATATGTAACTAATATTGAGGGAGCAAGTGCAACATTTAGTGGCAACGTAACTATTGGTGGCACATTAACATACGAAGATGTAACAAATATTGATGCTATTGGATTAATTACTGCAAGATCTGGTGTAGAAATTGGACATCCAAGTATTGCAGCAACATTGACTGCTGCTGGTGGCGCAGTATTTGTTGGAGTCGTTACTGCACCAACATTTAATGGTTCTCTTGACGGAAATGCAGGTACAGCAACGTCTTTAGAGACAGCAAGAAACTTCTCTATTACTGGAGACTTTGTAACCGCACCAGCAATATCCTTTGACGGTACAGATAACGTTGCTTTTGCGGCAACTGTAACTGCAGATTCAATTATTCTTGGTACTTACACATCTGGCGATTATGTTCAGAGTATTACTGGAACAACAAATGAGATTACAGTTTCAGCAACCTCTGGCGAAGGTTCCACACCACAAATTGGATTACCTGATGATGTAACAATTGGAGATTCGTTAACAGTCACTAATGACGTAGTTGTTAGTGGTGGAGCTACTGTTACTAAGAATGCAAAGTTTGATTCAAATGTAACTCTAGGCAATGAATCCACAGATCAAATTATAATCAATGGAACTGTTGCATCCGATTTTGTACCATTTGATGATAATAATAGAGATCTTGGTGCAGACTCCTATAGATGGAAGGTAATTTATGGAAATGTTTTAGACCTCGATAAAGATGTATTGGTTGGTGGAGCGTCTACATTTACAGGAATTGGTACTTTCTCAAACGACCTTTACGTTGGTGGCAATTTAAATGTTGCAGGGGACCTCGTATTTGATGAATTTACTGGAAGAAATATCAATGTCACTGGAGTAGCAACTGTAGGTGTCCTGAGTGCCCGTGATGGAGTTGTATCGGGAACTCTTACTGCTACATCATTTGTAGGTCCTTTGACTGGTAATGCGGATACTGCTACGGCACTGGAGACTCCTAGAACTATCGCACTTACTGGCGATGTAGTTGCTACAGCAACACCATTTGATGGCACTAGCAACATCTCTATTGCAGCAACTATTCAACCCGACTCGGTAGGTCTTGGCACTGACACATTTGGCGATTACATTGAAAGCATTTCAGGAACTGCAAATGAAATTACTGTCATTGGCGGAACTGGAGAAAGATCTACACCACAAATTGGTTTACCTGATGATGTAACCATTGGCGATTCACTAACGATCACTAATGATGCGTCAGTTGGTGGTGCAATTACAGTAACTGGGCAAACCAATGTGGGTGTTCTTAGCGCAAGAGATGCAGTCTTAACAGGTGTTGTAACTGCAACTACATTTGTTGGAGATCTGACGGGGGATGTTACAGGTAATGCAGATACTGCTACCACATTAGCAACACCAAGAACGATCGCACTCACAGGTGACGTTGTTGCCACTCCAACATTCTTTGACGGTAGTCAGAATATTTCAATTGCTGCCACAATCCAACCTGATAGCGTTGGACTTGGAACGGATACTTTTGGCGACTATATCGAAAGCATCAGTGGAACTGCAAATGAAATTGAGGTAACAGGTGGAACTGGAGAAAGATCAACACCACAGATTGGACTACCTGATGATGTCACAATCGGAGATTCTTTGACCGTAACTAATGATGCTTCAGTTGGTGGGGCACTTACAGTTACAGGTATCGGAACATTTGTTGGTGATCTGAATGTTGGTGGAGATCTTAATGTTGTTGGTGACATTGTATACGATGAACTTAATGGAACAAACATAAACATCACTGGTATTGCAACTGTTGGAGTTCTAAGTGCTCGTGATGGAGTTGTATCAGGAACTCTTACTGCCACATCTTTTGTGGGACCACTTACAGGTAACGCTGACACAGCAACTGCACTAGAGACACCTAGAACTATTGCGTTGACTGGAGATGTAGTTGCTACGCCAACTTTCTTTGATGGTACATCAAATATCTCTATTGCTGCCACGATCCAACCCGATAGTGTTGGTCTTGGTACTGATACGTTTGGAGACTATATTGAAAGTATTAGTGGCACCGCCAATGAAATTGAGGTAACAGGTGGAACTGGAGAAAGATCAACTCCTCAGATTGGATTACCCGATGACGTAACTATCGGAGACTCATTAACAATTACTAATGATGCGTCAGTTGGTGGAGCGATCACAGTAACTGGTCAGACTAATGTTGGAGTCCTCAGTGCAAGAGACGCTGTTCTTACGGGTGTTGTAACCGCAACAGGATTTGTTGGTAATGTCACAGGAGATTTGACTGGTAATGCGGATACAGCAACTGCTTTAGCAACACCAAGAACTATTGCGTTGACTGGAGATGTAGTTGCTACTCCAACTTTCTTTGACGGCACACAGAATATTTCTATTGCTGCTACTATTCAACCAGATAGCGTTGGTTTGGGTACAGATACTTTTGGTGATTATGTTGAGAGTATCAGTGGAACCGCAAATGAAATTGAAGTAACTAGTGGCACTGGAGAAAGATCTACACCACAAATCGGATTACCCGATGATGTAACCATTGGTGATTCGTTGACTATTACGAATGATGCATCTGTCGGTGGTGCAATTACCGTAACTGGTCAGACAAATGTAGGTGTCCTGAGTGCAAGAGATGCTGTTTTGACAGGAGTCGTAACCGCAACATCATTTGATGGAGACTTAACTGGTAACGTTACAGGTAATGCGGACACTGCAACTGCTCTTGCCACACCTAGAACTATTGCTCTTACAGGCGATGTAGTTGCCACACCAACTTTCTTCGACGGCACTCAAAATATCTCCATCGCAGCAACAATTCAACCAGATAGTGTTGGACTTGGAACTGATACGTTTGGAGACTATGTTGAAAGTATTAGCGGAACTGCAAATGAGATTGAAGTCACGAGTGGAACTGGTGAAAGATCTACCCCACAAATTGGACTACCTGATGATGTTACTATTGGAGATTCTCTAACTGTAACTAATGATGCCAACGTTGGTGGAGCATTGACAGTTGGTGGATCAGATGGAATCGGTATCACAACAAACACAATCACTGGTCCTGCAGAACTTATTATTGACCCCGCTGCTGTTGGTGATAACACAGGTCTTGTCAGAATTAAGGGAGATTTGAGAGTTGATGGCGAGGAGTTTATAGTCAGTTCCAAGACCATTGAATTGGCAGATCAAGTTGTTGGTATTGCAACCACAGTTGCAACTAATGGATTACTTGATGGTGCTGGCATCTCTATCGGTGCTACATCTATTCAAAAAACATTTACATTTAACAACTCATCAAATTCTCTTGAGTCATCGATTGGTCTTGCAGTTACTTCAGGCGGAGCATTTAAAACTGGAACTGATACTGTTTTAAATAACACAACTCTTGGAGCATCTGTTGTCAATTCATCGCTCACAAGTGTTGGCACTCTCGTTGATTTAAATGTAACTGGAGTCACAACAGCATCTCAATTTGTTGGTGGTGGTGCTCAGTTAACTGGTATTGTCACAACAATTGTCGCTGGATCAAATATATCCATTGATCAGGGAACGGGTGTCGTAACCATCACTGGTCTTGCAAACACCGCAAATGTTATTGCAGACACCATTAATACTGGAAGTCTTAATGTAACAGGTATTGGCACTGTTGGAGTTCTGAGTGCTCGTGACGGTGTTGTGTCTGGCACATTAACAGCAACATCTTTTGTTGGACCTCTTACAGGAAATGCAGACACCGCAACTGCTCTAGAGACACCAAGAACAATTGCTCTGACTGGAGATGTCGTTGCAACTCCAACATTCTTCGATGGAACATCTAACATCTCCATCGCGGCAACAATTCAACCAGATTCTGTAGGTCTTGGAACAGACACTTTTGGTGATTATGTTGAAAGTATTAGTGGCACTGCTAATGAGATTGAAGTTACTGGAGGAACTGGCGAAAGATCCACTCCACAAATCGGATTGCCTGATGATGTAACCATTGGCGATTCATTAACAATTACCAATGACGCTAGTGTTGGCGGCGCTATTACTGTAACAGGTCAAACAAATGTAGGTGTTTTAAGTGCTCGTGATGCAGTTTTAACAGGTGTTGTTACAGCAACTGGATTTGTCGGAAACTTGACTGGTGATGTTACGGGTAATGCAGATACCGCTACCACGTTAGCAACACCTAGAACAATTGCATTAACTGGAGATGTCGTCGCTACTCCTACATTCTTTGACGGTAGTCAAAACATCTCTATTGCGGCAACAATACAACCAGACTCAGTAGGTCTTGGAACGGATACCTTTGGTGATTATGTTGAAAGCATCTCTGGAACCGCCAATGAGATTGAAGTCACAAGTGGAACTGGAGAAAGATCAACTCCTCAAATTGGATTACCTGCTGATGTTACTATCAGTGACTCCTTAACAATTACCAATGACGCTAGTGTTGGTGGAGCAATTACGGTCACTGGACAAACAAATGTTGGTATTTTTAGTGCAACAGACGCCGTTCTAACTGGTGTTATAACAGCAACTGGATTTGTTGGACCACTTACTGGAAATGCAGACACCGCAACTGCTCTAGAAACTGCTAGAACTATCGAACTCACAGGTGATGTGGTTGCAACTGCTACACCTTTTGATGGAACTAGTAACATCTCGATTGCCGCGACTATCCAACCAGATAGTGTTGGACTTGGCACCGATACCTTTGGTGATTATGTTGAAAGCATCTCTGGAACCGCCAATGAGATTGAGGTAACTAGCGGAACTGGCGAAAGATCTACACCACAGATTGGTTTACCTGATGATGTCACAATTGGCGACTCACTTACAATCACAAATGATGCATCCGTTGGTGGTGCTCTAACCGTCACTGGGCAGACAAGCATTGGTATCTTGAGTGCAACTGATGCGGTCTTGACTGGAGTTGTTACTGCAACAGATTTTAATTCAACATCTGATATTAGACTCAAGACTAATATCCAAAACATTGAAGACCCAATTTCCAAGGTCATTCAAATTGATGGTGTCTCCTTCAACTGGAAGAAAGATAATAAACCATCAATGGGTGTTATCGCGGACACAATCCAAAGAGTAATGCCTGAGTTGGTCACAGACGGAGATCCTAAGACAGTTAACTACAACGGTCTGATTGGTCTCTTGATTGAAGTTGTTAAAGAACAGCAGACTCAAATCAATGACCTAAACGAGAGACTTTCCAAATTAGAGTGAGTCTCTAAATAATAAAAAAAACTACCCAGTAATTTACGAGGACGGTAGATGGCAATCAAGATTTCAGGTTCTACTATTATCGATGATAGTAGAAATATTGTTAATGCTGGTGTTACCACAGTTGGAGTTCTGACAGGCACTGACGCAAAGTTTAGTGGCACTGTTGAGGCAAACGAGTTTTTAGGAACTGGAACTAAACTGTCTGGTATTGTCACCAGCATTGTTGCTGGTTCAAATATTTCTGTTGACCAGTCAACAGGACAAGTCACAATCACTGGTCTTGCAAATACTGCGAATGTTATTTCAGATACAATTACAACAGGCACTTTAAATGTAACTGGTGTTTCTACATTCCAAGATAATGTAGATATAGCAGGAAATCTTGCAGTTGATACAAACACACTTTTCGTTAATTCTACAACTAACAGAATTGGTATTGGAACTGATAATCCAGCATACCAAGTAGAAATAGAAAACACTGGTGCAAACGCACTATTAGTGTTAGATAGAACAGACGGTGCAGCTTGTTTTATTGAGGGTCAGGATACTCGTTCAGCATTTGGATCCGTAAATGCTACACCTTTGGCACTGGCATACAACAGTTTCGCAGTAGTTACGATTGGTGCTGGTGGATCTATTAGGGTAAATCCAGACGGAGATGGATACACTTTTCCAACCACAGATGGAAGTGCTGACCAAGTATTGCAAACAGATGGTGAGGGTAATTTAAGTTTTGCTTCTGTATTCACTGGTCTTGGCATTCAAACTGCTGGTGGATATATCGGAACGGGAGTAACAACTCTTGACTTCCGTGGGTCTGGTGTATCTACAGTTACCGATCCATCCTTGGGATTTAGCACTGTATTTGTTGACTTTAATGGTCAAGGTGCATTATGGCAAAAAAATGAATCTAATTTCACTGCCTCGGAAGGACAAACAACATTTACAAAAACTTATCAACCTGGTTATCTTGATGTTTACCTAAATGGTGTTCGTCTGATCAGTGGTGATAACTACACCGCAACAAATGGTACTAGTGTTGGTCTCACAACTGCAACAAACGCTGGAGATAAGGTTGATATTATTGCATATAATGGCAATGGTGCAGCAGAACTTAGTGTTGCTAGAACCGTTGGTCTAGTGACTGCAACTTCGGGACAGACTGTATTTACAGTTCCAAGTTATGACGTTGGAAGTGATTCTCTTGACGTATTTGTTAACGGTATTAAGTTAGAACCAACAGAATTTACTGAGACTGATGGAACTACAATTACACTAGCAGTTGGTGCTGGTGCGGGAGACATTCTTCAGGCATATGCTTATGACACGAGCGGTGGAAACTATTGGCAACTAACTGGCAATACTCTCCATAGATCAACATACAACAACCCAGTTGCAATTGGTACAGATACTCAAAATGGAGATTCTTACTTAACTGTTGGTCAAGCAGGTGCTGCTGGGACAAGTTTGTTTGTTTATGGTGGAGCAAGAATTACAGGTATTCTTACTGTTGGTGAGGGATCTATTACTCTTGATGGGTCAACAAATCAAATAAGTGGCCTTTCTGGGGGAATGGCAGTTGGAACTGGTGCTTCTATTTTTTCTCCAGAATCAAATACATTAACCTTAGGAACAAATAATAGTGAAGCACTCCGTATCGACAGCAATGGACGGTTGTTGGTGGGGACGACTAATTCGATTAACAGTAGTTACGAAGGTGGAAGTATTCATCTGAGAGACGATGGCGGAGGTGCAATCCTCTTGAAGCGGAACGATGGAACCGATAATAATACTGTTGGCGTTTTTGAGTTTTATTCCTCATTTGGTAAATCTGCCTCAATTTCTGCAGAAAATGACGGATCTCATTCGGGCAGTTCGACGCCAGGCGCAGTTGTTATTAAGACAACACCAAGCGGTACGTTTGATACGCCAAGCGAGCGAATGCGTATAAATCGTGATGGTGAGGTTGGAATTAATGAGACAGATCCTGACAACAAATTACACATCACAACTACTAGTAGCAGTTCCTATAGTACCAATGAAACCAACACTTCAAATCTAACTAATGCTTTATTAAAACTTCAAAATTTAGACGGTAGTGATGGAACTGGTGCTAACAACTATGTTGGTATTCAGTTTTCTGTTGCTAATGGTGCTACATCTACAGCACAACTTCAATATGTAAGAACAGGTGATAACGCTGGTAAGTTTGAGTTTAAGGCGAGGAACACCTCAACTAATTATCCAAACATTATGACGTTGTTGTCTAGTGGCAGAGTAGGGATCAACAATACGAGTCCTGATACAAAACTAGATGTTAATGGTGCATTTTTCTTGCGCCCAACGTCGGAAACTTTTCCGTCTGATAATGGTGTTGGAATGCGCCTCAGATCAGATACGAATCATTTTCAAATACAAGCGCTGCAATGGACACCAAGTATTGTTTATTATGACATTGATTACCTTGGACTAAAACACTACTGGCATGTAAATGGTAGTGAGGGAATGCAATTAAATGGTGGCAAGGAGTTACTTATTGGATACACATCTGATAATGGTGCATACAAACTCCAAGTCAACTCTCAGATTTTTGCTACCTCATCAACTATTGCAACATCTGATGGAAACTTTAAAGAAAATGTATCGACTCTTACTGATTGTTTGAATGTTGTCGATTCTCTAAATCCTGTAAGTTTTGATTGGAAAGAACAGCAAGACATTGTTGATAGCAATGATCCTGAGAAAGTTCTCAGACCAAAACATAACTTCCCAACAGGGAAGCAAGTTGGTTTTATTGCTCAAGAAGTTCAAGCTGCTCTTAGTGGCAAAGACTATCTTGGATCTATTGTGAAAGAAAATAGGAGAGAGGCAGTTGTTGATGATAATGGTGATGAAATCGCACCTCAGGAAGATTTCTTAGGTCTTGCTGAAGGTAGTTTGACTGCACTGTTGGTTGGTGCAATAAAAGAACTGAAGGCAGAGAATGCAGCACTGAGAGCAAGACTCGATAATGCTGGTCTTTGATAAATAGGATTGCTGATTAGGTCAATGGTATGAAACCATTCAAGTGGGTTGTATTAAGTCTTGGAGCAGTTATTGGAATTGCTCACATTGGTGTTTTAGGACACCTGATGCACTCCACTAAACCGCAATGGCCTGCCATTAACTTCCCAAATGGTGATTATTCATCATATGAAGTGGAAGCGACAAGAGATGGTTATAAAATAAAATATAAGGCAAACGATCCTGCCATTCTCAACTCAGAAAGAAACCTTCAGTTAGATACAAATAAGAATGGATTCTTTGGTGGAAGAACTGAGCAAAGAAGAGAGTGGCGTAGAGATGAGTTTACAATGGATGGTGTCAGGAACATAGGGGGTGCCGTTGACGGCGAGGGAAAGTCTGCAAAGGACATCGAGTGTTTAGTGGCGGACGCTGGCGCACGGTCACAAGGTGCGATGGCAGGGACCGCAATTAGTGCTGGTCTTGTAGTCCCAGCAGTTGCAAATATTCCATATATTGGATGGTTGGCATCTGGATGGGCACTCCTCTTAGGACAAAAAGCAGGAGAGTCTCTTGGATCCGAAGTTGGTTCAGTATTCAATGATTGCTAAATAAAAACAGGGTAATAGTCTGTTGCAATGAAAAAATACTGTCGTCTCTGCAAAAAGAAAGAGTCAAGATCAGAATGTGGTTTTGGTCCCAAGATGTGGGACAAATATACTGTGGATGATGCTTCTGATAAGGAGATAAAAGATGCTGCCGAAGTGGCAGATGGTGGCGGGGATGCAGGTGGTATAGGAGAGGAAAAAGATCACGAAGTTGCAATGGCACAATCACAACTCTCTAAGGTTGTAAAAAATGCTAAAGAATTAAAGAAAAAACTTGGCAAAAAGGAAAAAGATATTCCTGCTTGGATCCAAGGAAAGATCACTGACACTGATCACAATATGGATGCAGCAATGTCATATCATGCTGAGGAAGGACTCCGTGATTGGTTTGGTAAGTCCAAATCAAAAGATGGAAAATCAGGTTGGGTCAATGTTGTAACAGGTGGAACTTGTGCGAGTGACGAACCTGGAGAAGGAACACCTAAGTGTGTTTCATCTGCAAAAAGAGCAAGTATGACTAAAGCAGAAAGACTCTCTGCACAAAGAAGAAAGAAAGCAGCAGACCCTGGACAACAACAAAAGACTGGTGCAGCAAAACCCACTTACGTTTCTACTGATCCCAAAAAGAAAATGAAGAAAGAGGAGGTTGAAATTACTGAGGCAAAGGATAAACCTGGTAAGGGTAGTGGCAAAAAAGATGCTTGCTATCATAAGGTCAAGTCTCGTTACTCTGTATGGCCATCTGCATATGCCTCAGGTGCCCTTGTAAAGTGCCGTAAGAAGGGTGCAGCAAATTGGGGCAACTCGGACAAGAAAGAAGAGTTCCAAGGGTTTACAGAGGCACAGATCGCTGCCTTAGAAGCAGCAGGTGCTATTGAAGTAAACGAGGCAGGACAAAAGTGCTGGAAAGGTTATGAAAAGAAAGGCACTAAAAAGATGTTTGGTAAAACATATAACAATTGTGTCAAGAAAGAGGAAGTTGAGAACATAGATGAAGATTCACGTCGTATGAGCAATAAGCAACATACTCAACGTGTAAGATCTAACATTAAGTCTTTTGGAAGTAACTATACTCCTCCTAGTAACTATGATCCTGATGCTAATCGTGGTAAGGGAGAAGTTCTTACTCGTAAACAGGTTGAGAAAAAACGTCGTAAGTCACTTCGTCAAGAAGAGATTGAATTGACCGATGCATATGGCAATGTATTTGCAACTATTGAAGATCTTGTAAAACCTGAACCTTTAGAACCTACTCCACAAACTATTGATTTTGATACTTATGATATCGAGTCGATGACAGAGGCAACAAGAATTCCTGCACAAACAGGTAATGCATATCTTGTAATGTTTACCTGGAGAGCAAAGTTAATGTCTCTCAGAATCTTCTTCCCAGATCTAAAGAAACCATCTCGTAAGGAAGTTGAGTATGCCCTCCAAGGTGCATATCCAGATTCAAGAGTAAGACATTATTATGAGGTTCCTTATCAATCAGGTGAATCATATTTCCAACCAGGATCTCCATCTGAAGTTGATGAGTCTGCAGTACCTGGTAAACCAGCAGAGAAACTTGGTGCTGTTACCTCAATTCCTAAGTCCGAACAAGATGCTGCTAAAGCAAGACTCCTCGCTAAAGCAAAGGCAAAAAGAGAGAAGATGAAAGAGGAGGTTGAAGTAGATGAGGATTGGCAAAAGGTCAACCGCAAAGACAAGACTGATGGTCTAAGTCAGAAAGCAGTTGATGCTTATCGTAGAGAGAATCCAGGTTCAAAACTCAAAACAGCAGTTACAAAAAAACCCTCAGAACTCAAAGCAGGTTCTAAGGATGCTAAAAGACGTAAGTCATTTTGTTCCAGAATGAAGGGAATGAAGAAAAGACTGACATCTGCAGAGACTGCTAGAGATCCAGATTCAAGAATCAACAAGGCTCTCAGACGTTGGAACTGTTAGTACTTAATTAAAGCTATATTATTATCTTCATCGGTAACAAACCTAGTCTAGTCAGGAATTGCTAACTTGTCAAGTATAACTTAATACAACAGATTACTTGACAAGTGGTTATGATCTATATACATTAATAGCTCCATAGTGAGTTATTCGCGGAGACAACTTAATGCAAACCACTTTATTGGGTTTTTACATCACTCTCCTTATAATTGCATTTTTATTCGCGTATGGTGGATATGAAAACACCATGCGCCTTTTTGCGTATTTGGACGTACAGTTTAGATATGCAATACTTAGAGTAAGAATGTATTTTATGGCTCGTAAACTCAGGAAACAACTTAACTTACCCACATTACCAGAACTCAAAGAACTTAAAAAACAGGAATCAAAAAATGGAAAATGACTCAAACTTTTCTGATTTAAAGTTGGAAAGGAAGGAATGTCCAAAATGTCATGCAGTTTGGATTAATGGTGAACATCGATGGTCTGGTACTGGTAACATGGGTAGTGAACTTGATTTAGCAGGTTTAGTCTGCAATAGATTTGGAGATGATCAGTGTATCAATCCTAAAAAAGGTATAGATGGTGGAGTTACCTGGGAGTACAGATCGGGATACATCGATGGAATGATCGATGAACGTAAGAAGACTCTTAAAGAGATGAACGAAAGATTGGGTGATTGAAGATGCCAAGAGGATCTATTACAAAAGATGAATTAAAAGTCAGGATTCTAAAATTAAAACATGCACTCCATGAAGGAAGGCATTATGATAAGAGTCATGACTGGAATAGTGGTGCTCATGATGCATACAACACAGTTCTAGACTTATTAGACGAATATGCTCACTGACAAAGACATAAAACTCTTATATTTAAGAGTTCATAATCAAAAGATGCGTGAATTATTCGAAGAACCCTCAACTTATGAGGACGAAATCACTGAACATGATTGGTATGACTTTTGGTACAATGAAGATGTTTAAAAACTGGGGTAAAGATATTGAACCACCAGAAAGGGTAACGAAAGAGCAAGTGCAGGAGATGATCGATGCTGCCATACGAAAGCATAATCGTAATGCTTCAATTATCTCTATGTGTGTTGGGTGGGTTGTTCTTGCACTTTTTGCTGAGGGTCTGCTTCGACTTATTGGAGTAATACCGCCAGTATTCCCATGGATCAACATACACTTATAATTGAATGGGTCGGTATAGTTTTGGCACTAGTCTTTGGCATTACTATGTTCTGTCAAGGTCATGCAATCTTTCACGGAAAGTATGGTTATAGACATGCTGAGCGTGAAAAAGAAAAGAGTGCTGCAACTAGAAAGCAAGTTGAAAAATTGCTTAAAGACAAATGAAAAAATTCAACGAATGGATTCTCAATCTCACAGTTTCAATCCTAGACTTCCTCTATCGGGGGAGAGATTATCAACGCTTTTGGGTGCTTGAGGAAATTGCTCGGGCACCTTATTTTGCATTCCTAAGTGTCTTACATTTTAGAGAAAGCATGGGACTCAGAGGACCTGAGCATCTATATTTGATGAAAGAGCACTTCGATCAATCGATCAATGAAACAGAGCATCTGGAGTATATGGAAAGCAGGGGTGGCAACGCTTATTATATCGATCGTTTTGTTGCCAAGCATCTCGTCCTTATCTACTATTGGACTAACGTGGTTTATTATTGGTTATCTCCTCGCAATGCTTACCATCTCTCTTACGAAGTAGAGATTCATGCTGCAACTACATATGCTAAGTATCTTGCAGACAATGGTCCAGATGAGAAGATCCTTGAGATCTTGAATGATGAATTAGAACACTCTCGTGAATTAGAAAAAGCAATGGAGACGATTAAATGAAAGTAGGCATCATAGGTTTAGGAAGAATGGGCGAGGGTATGTCCCGCCGTCTCATCAAAGCAGGACACGAAGTGTGGGGTTACCGTAACAACTATGCAAAAGCTGAAGAACAATATGAAAAGGGTTATATTAGTGGATGTGCCACTTCTGTGGAAAGCCTTGTTCAAGTAGTACATTCAAACAAAACCACTGGAGAAACCCCTGGTGTCTTCATGATGGTTGTGCCAGCAGAAACCGTAGAGGACACACTCAATGAGTTATTACAATTTTGTGTGGAGGGTGATATTATTATTGATCATGGCAATTCCAATTTTAAAGACTCTAGACGCAGGGCAGAAAGGCTTGCTAAACTGGGCATCCAATATCTTGACTGTGGCACTAGTGGTGGTGTTTACGGTCTGGACCGTGGATACTGTCTTATGGTTGGTGGCGGAGATACTGCGGTCGCCACTTGTCAAGGCATTTTTGATGCCCTCGCCCCAGGAATTGATGCTGCCCCCAGGACTAAACCTAACTCATGGGTGACACAAGCAGAGAAAGGATGGTTGCATTGTGGTGGTCCTGGAGCAGGGCACTTTGTCAAGATGGTTCACAATGGTGTTGAGTATGGTATCATGCAAGCATATGCCGAAGGATTTAACATTCTACATGAAGCAAACGCAGGTTCTAAGTATGTCAAAGCAGGAGACGCAGAGGTCGCCCCAATGGACAACCCTGCCGATTATCAGTATGACATTAACGTTGCTGAGGTGGCTGAGCTGTGGCGTCGCGGTAGCGTGGTTGGCAGTTGGTTACTTGATCTTACCGCTGATGTTCTACGGAGCGATAGAGATCTTAGCAAATTCGATGGGGGAGTTAGCGACAGTGGTGAGGGTCGTTGGACGGTTCACGCTGCTGTGGATCTCGGTGTTCCAGCCCCTGTTATTACTACTGCTCTCTACTCAAGGTTCGAGTCAAGAAGACTAGGACGCTTTGCTAACCGAGTTTTAAATGGTATGCGTGCTATGTTCGGTGGTCATGATGTTCGGTGAATTTCTCAAATGGATTGCAATACCCTTTGTATTATCCACGATATACTTCGGGATACGAAAAGGTGAAAATAACTACTACGACTCAGATAACTACGATGGAAACGGAACAGCACACTGAAATAAAGAGCAGTCAAATAATCATCTTCGGTGCTACTGGGGATCTTTGTCGAAGGAAACTTATTCCTGCTTTACATAAGTTACATGAGAAAAAACTTTTACCAGATAACATGGTAATTGTGGGCACATCTCGTCGTGAGATTGCAAAACAATCGTGGGTAGAATCTCTTGGAGAATACCCAGAAGATTTTTTGCATCGTCTGGATTGGGTTAGCACTGATTTGGATAATCCAGATTCATTGCAAATGCTACCAAGTGCTGATAATTCAACTTACTTCTTATCCGTACCGCCAGAACGTTATGAGAATGCTATCATCAATCTCAAAGAAGCAGGTCTCCTCGAAGACCCAGACCACTCCAGGGTGGTTATCGAAAAACCTTTTGGATACGATTATAAATCTGCTAATCATTTACAATCTGTGGTTTCTAGACATCTACGCGAGAAACAAGTCTATCGCATTGACCATTATCTTGGTAAAGATACTGTTAATAATATCCTTGCCACTCGTTTTGGGAATATACTTCTGGAACCACTTTGGAATAGAGAGTATGTAGAGGAGGTTCAAATTTTTGCAACCGAAACCATTGGTTGCGAAGGTCGTTCTCAATACTACGATACTGCTGGTGTTGTAAGAGACATGTTGCAAAATCACATGTTGCAGGTTCTATCTCTCATTGCTATGGATGCACCATGTCGCATGAATGCAAAAGAGATACGCAGAGAAAAAACAAAAGTTTTGTCTGCGACTAGATTGGGTAAAAAGTTTGTTACTGGACAATATGAATCTTACCGTTCTGAAGAGGGTGTTAATCCTAACAGTGATACTCCTACCTTCGTTGCTGGTGATCTATACGTTGATAACTGGCGTTGGAAGGGAGTTCCTTTTTACTTCATGACAGGTAAAAAGATGCCCTTTCAATGTGTAGAGGTAGTCATCAAACTCAAGGCACCTCCACTTAGTTTATTTGAAGGTGAAACAAACGATCGTATTGTAATGCGTTTACAACCACATGCACATTTAGATGTTCAAATTGATGTTAAGTCTCCTGGACTTGGGGATGATGTTGAGAAGGCAACTTTAACTCATCGCTATCCAGATTGGTTAGGTGTTGATGGATATGAAAAACTTTTTCATGATGCAATAAATGGTGACCAATCACACTTTGTTCACTCCGAAGAGGTGTTAGAGTCATGGCGTATTGTTGATGATCTTCTTTGCACTGGTGATAAGTGTCCTGTACGGACAACACCATACATCTATCATCCTGGCATATGGGGACCAACACATAAAACTCAATTCATAACACATTGGGACTATCCATCATGATGCATGAATTGGGACACATTGCAAGAATAGTTATGGAGAGTCCTATTGCTCTAGGAGTTATGGGATTCTCTCTGGTCTTTATTCCGATCTTAGGTATGTGGGCAGTCCATAAATATAATTGGGAGCACTGGGAACCTTTCACGAGGAAGCACAAATGAACCCCATAATTTTAATCGGTTGTTTTACGCCACTGGTTTTAATTTTCATCATCATGAAACTTGCAGTTTGGGTATCTGCCGTTAACTCTGAGTCGAATTATGTCAGAAAAGAACCTCTACGGAAGCGAGGACCCTTTGTGGAGAATCCATATGCAGACGTTGATGAAGAGGAAGAGGAATATGGAGATCGCACAGATTATCGATGAGGCATTGTGGAAGTATTATTTTGACAAGGGTCAAGAAGTTCCACAATGGAAAAGAAATAAAGATCCAGAGTGGTGGAAAGAATACTTAATTAGTTTAGGATTGGACCCAAATAATCCATAAATAATGTGTTATTTTGAGGTGACCGCTACCTTATATGCCAAGAGAATGGAATACTTCTTTTAGGGAACCCTGGAACCCTGTGATAAAGAAGTGCTTGGATGGTGTAGATCTCCATACCAAGATGTATCTTGAGACGCAAGATACCTTTCATCTGAACCAGGCAGATTTGTTAAGACTATACGTTTCAAGACTAAAAGACTGGATACACGCAACAGAACCAGAAGGATTCCATAGGCATGAATTTATTATTACGCCCTCTGAATGATATTAACGACCCAACATGGAGTGTCATTATTTCCCTTATCGTACTATTGATGGGAACAGCGTATTATATTGCATATATAATGCGTATGGCTTTCTCTGAAATTGACGATGAGCGATCTGACGAATAAAGATGCTGAACAGGATTCTAAACTTGCAGTATTAGAAAGCAAGATTGAAAGCTTTCGTGAAAGACTTTATGGTCTTGAGGATAAAACTAAAGACATCTCTGTAGTTGAGAGTACCTTAGAAAATGCAATTCGTCGCATTGAGATGGTTCATAGTCGCATCGACAAGATAGATGAGAAGATCAAAGCACTTGACAATGAATTTCGTGGAAGGATTCGTAAAAATGAGATGTGGATTGCTGGCGCTGGTGCAGTTATTGCAGCAGCAATCACAATATTGGGTATTGCAATGAGTGCGGATGCATTTGTCATAAATGAGAGTCTCTCTGGAGAACCCTGTGCCACTCAGGAAATTGCGTCTAAATATGTCAGTGATGTTACATTAATTAACGAAGAGGAGGAAGAATAATGGGAGCCATGACACCCCCGAGTCGGAAGAGTTGCTACAACTTCCGAGTGGTAGAGATCAACAGAGTCCTTGACGGAGATACAATTGATGTCACTATTGACCTGGGTTTTGATCTTTATAAGAAAGAGAGAGTCCGCGTTGCAGGAGTCGATACTCCAGAGAAACGAACACGCGATCTCGAAGAGAAGGAACTTGGCTACGACGCAACCAACTGGCTCAAAGAGAAGCTCGATG